TCATGCCGGAAACACGCCTGTAGAGAGGTAGCGATCACCACGGTCGCACACCACAAACACGATGGTGGCGTTCTGCTCGCGTTTGGCAATTTCCTGGGCCACCCACAGTGCCCCGGCGGCCGAGATGCCCGCGAAGATGCCCTCTTCGCGCGCCATGCGGCGGGCCATGTCTTCGGCATCGTCCTGCGTCACATAGACCAGCTCGTCAACCAGCGAAGCGTCATAGATCTTGGGCAGATACTCCTCGGGCCACTTGCGGATGCCAGGAATGCGCGATCCCTCGGAAGGCTGAGCGCCGATGATCTTGATGTTCGGGTTCTTTTCCTTGAGGAACCTGGCCACGCCGGTAATGGTGCCGGTAGTACCCATGGCACTCACAAAGTGGGTGATCTCACCACCGGTCTGCTCCCACAGTTCCGGCCCTGTGGTTTCATAGTGGGCCCTGGGATTGTCGGGGTTGGCAAACTGATCCAGCAGCACACCCTTGCCCTGGGCCACCATCTGGTCGGCCAGATCGCGCGCATATTCCATGCCGCCGCTCTTGGGCGTCAGAATCAGTTCGGCGCCGTAAGCCTTCATGGTCTGTGCGCGTTCGATGGACAGGTCCTCGGGCATGATCAGAATCATGCGATAGCCCTTGATGGCTGCAGCCATGGCCAAGGCAATGCCGGTGTTGCCCGACGTTGCCTCGATCAGTGCGTCGCCCGGCTTGATCTCGCCGCGCTCTTCAGCACGCTGGATCATGGACAGCGCAGGCCGGTCCTTGACGGAGCCAGCCGGGTTGTTGCCTTCGAGCTTGCCCAGCACTACGTTTGCACGTTCACGGTTTGCATCCGCGCCGATGCGTTGCAATGCCACCAGCGGCGTGTGACCGATAGCATGTTCGATGGTCGAATAAGTTTTCATGTCCAATACTGTGCCATAATTCGCGTCTGCGCTAAGCGAAGCCCGGGTGGTGAAATTGGTAGACGCAGGGGACTCAAAATCCCCCGCCGCAAGGCGTGCCGGTTCGATTCCGGCCCCGGGCACCACAGATGTAATGCTATAACTTTTGAAGACGTTCCGGAAAGTGTTCCGGCATGTGTTCCGGTTTTTAGCAAAAAAGAGAGCCTGCACGATGACAAATCGCGCAGGCTTTTTTTTGCCCTTTGGTCGGCAATCTTAAAGATGTGAGCGCCCGCCGACAGGACAGAGAAATAGAAATGCTGTATAAATTTACAGTATGTGGTGCACCGTCTATCAACTGTACGAAGACGGCCAACGGCTGCCGCCTGAAATCGCGCAGGCGCACGGCGCGTACGGATGGTTGTACATGTATTCAAAGGTGCCCGGCACCGGCATGCCCAAGAACAAAGCGTACCTACTTCCAGAACCCGGCGCTCATCCAGGTATCAAGGATGTCATCGAGCCACTGAGCTGCTGTAATCTCGTGGCCATCGACAAGGGCAGCATGAGGCTGAATGGCAGTCGCACGTACACGCAGAGTTTTATCAGGCAAGCATGGATATGCGTCCCAGGGGAGAGAGCTGATGCGCCGCGTTGATGCAAGGGAATCCATCTTGAGCCATTGGATCAGCTGGTCGCACCTGGTCAACGAGGAAGGCGCCTATCCCCGACCAGGCACGGCCATGCATCTGTTCTATGAATACCTACAGGCACGACACCCCGAAGTCTTGGACTTCGCAAGCTACTCGCCTTACCTTGAGTTGAGACAGTGGATTGCTGAAGATTGCGAGCCATAGTCGATCGCATTACTAGGCGTCAAACACAACGCACACCGATCTTAAAATATATATTTGATTAGCTTTCTATACCAATTTTCAAGTCAAGCATTCTACAAATTTCAGAAATAATCTTCTCTTGCTTTGAAATACTGTTCAATAAATCATCCCCTCTAGGTTTTATTTTTACCTCATTGGCTTTCATATCTTTACAAAACCAGTCAGCTTTAAGTTATTCTTCTTTACCATATGCATTAATTGCAAAATTAGAAGAGTTAATATCTTCGTCGACCAAATCAGATTTGGTCATCTGCCTTTTTATCGAAATGAGATTATCTTGAGCGGATAGCAACTCACCATACAAAGATTTTGAGTAGTCGTACGCGGCACTATAGTCAGTTACAGCGTGAGTATTCATCATCATCACACGCCTTACGAAGTGAGTAAAACTTGTTGAATAGGCATTAGGATCATCGAAGTTTTCTTTCATTTCAGAAAATAAATTTTTTGCATGCCTAATCCGGTTTAAATCATGTTTAAAAACCCGATAAGCCCTATCCCAAAATAGCTGAATATTTTTATTTTTTAGCTCTTCTTTTTCTTTATTGCTTTGCTCAATAGGAATTCTCGCAATAAATACTGCTGCAATAATTGTCATCACTGATGCAACTGCCTGAATCCATGGTGCAAGGTCTTTGTACTTTGCATCTATCAAAAAACATCGTAGCTGATCTATTGCAAACATGGCGAGCATAATAATAGTTCCAATAGAAAGAACCAAAATAATGCTAATATCACCCACAACCAATTTCTTAATTCTCCACATACCAACTCCTAATTTATGTATAAAAATGCAATATACAATATACTCATATAAGAAGTAACACACTAATATGCTTTACCAAAATAAATCGACAAAAAAAGCCTCCCCCAGCGCCGAAGCACCAGGGGAGGCTTTCATTTTTCTACCGCGTTGAGCGGCCGCTTGCAGTTGGCCAGAGCCGCCCGCAGCTCGATCTCATAGCCATTCCAACGCTCAATCTCGGCGCCGGCGGCTTGGACGTACATGTCCACGTCTGCATCTGCAGGCAGGTGCTCCGTAGGCATATTGGGCCGCTCAGGCTCCGGCTCATCGCAAGGCACCGGCACAGGGACCTTGACCTGCTGAATCTCAAACCTCGTCGGCGGCGCAGCACCGCAACCAGCCAGGTTAACAGCGGCCGCCAGCGCAGCCGAGAGTAGGGATAGACGGCGCATTACTGACCTCCTGCAGACTTACGGGTCGCCAGCAGTTCAGCCACTCGGGCCTGTGCGCTTGCGCATGTATCACCAGGCACTGCGGCCGGCGTGCTCAGGATCTTGTCCGCGCGGACCTTATGGCCAGCGGCAACCGCAGCAGCTTGTGCTCGGGCCTGATCGCGCTCGCGCTTGAGTCCTTCACCAAGCAGCTGCAATGCCTCGACTGCCTTTGTGCACACGTCTGCACTCCCTCGCGCTAGCGACTCCTTATCGGCCGCATGATCGGCATCGGACCTGGCAAGGGTTGCAGCGTCACGCTGCCCCACGTACATCAAGGCCAGACCCACATTGCCCACCAAACTCAGCAGCAGCGCGAGGCCAAGCGCTGCAGCCATCTTTGCTGAGGCCGTCATACCGACTGAATCCCCACCATGGTGGTTTTTCCGTGGACCGTGATCACACGATTGACCGCCTGCAGGGGTATGCGTGTGGACAGGTGCACCCACTGAGCGCCGCCCACGCTTTCATAGATGATTTGCCCGATGCCAAGCGCGCTGATTTGCGGTGCCAGAGCCTTGGCCACCTCAAAGGGCGTGCCGTATGCGGGGATCTTCACATCGGCTGCCATGCCCTGCACGTGGTCGCTCGATGTGACACCGCCGACAGCTGCATTGACTTGGCGATTGCGATAACCACTGGTGACGATGAGAGCCTTGCCGCCGAGAAATGTGCGCACGCGCTCCAGCATCTGGGCCGTGCGGTGCAGTTGCTGCAGGGCATCAGCAGTAGGCGTGTTGTCCAACCCGAGCTTGCGTGCGGTGCTGCTGGCCACCAGCTCGGCCAAGGTGAAATGTTCTGTCAACTTCATGAATCAACCCTCCTTAAAACGGGTGCGAATGATGAGAAAAGTGAAGCCAGCGATGACGCAGACATCGGCAAGGGTTGGTGGTGTGGGCCGCAGCCATGGCGCCACCAGGGCGCCGGCACCACCCAGCGCGAGCAGCGCCCAGGCGATGGCCTTGAGCCAGGCCACCAGGCGAACACGGGGCGCAAGCCCTGGCTTGCATGGAGCGGTGCGCTCCAGCTTGTTGAGCGCCTCAGCCACAACAACCAGGCCGCAGAGCCAGTGCAGCACGCTGAGCAAAGTGATCACGGGATAAAACATGGTCAGCCCCCTTCCGCCTGGTCAGGCTTTGGCAGGTACTTGCCAATGAGTGCCCGCAAAAAGCTCTGCGCGCCCGCGCCCACGAGGCAGGCCATGGGCAGCAAGACGGTCTCAGGAACGATGGCCACCAGCAGCACCAGAGGCGTGAGGTAGCCCGCCGTGATGGAGCTGGCCCAGGCCACGGCCATACGGCGAAAGGCCAAGCGCACCATGTCCCGTGTTGTGTCGCTGCTTCCGGGCACGGTGTTCAGCAAGATGATTGCGATCAGGCTGCCCAGAAAGCCGGCGAGCAGCACATCAGCACGCAGGCCCAGCGGCACACCGAATGCCGTGAGCGCAGACGTGGAGACGGCCGCGCTGGCGATGGTCACAGCCGTCGTGGTCGATGCAGGTTCTGCCATTTGTTGCCCTCCCTCGGGCAGAAAAAAGCCACCCGCAGGTGGCCAAAATAAAACCCGCCGGAGCGGGTCAGATGCTGACGCTGGAGCCATCGGCCAGCGCATATGTTTGTGTCGTGTGGCTTGCGCGTTGGGTCGGCATAACGCTGTCGAAGCCTGCCGGCAAGGTGATGGCTGAGCCGAAGGAGTAGCCGCCGCGATATCTGTACCCTTCGCCTGCCGCGTACTCGGGTGTGGACTCCATCTTGAAGACCACGCCCAGATACCACTTCGTGTTGGATGCCCCACCACCTCGAATCAAGGCTTCAGCATCGTCTACAAGTGCGCCAGAGCCCGCGGCATAACCTTTGTCCAGCCACATACCAAGCTGGCCGTTGCTGCTTTGCAGTACCACGGCCCAGGCATTGGGATAAGCGCTCTTCGCACCACTGGTCTTGGTGCTATCGAATGGTTCGCGGGCGGTGTTGCTGCCGCCCAGAACTAGCTGAGTTCCCTGAAAGCCGCCCGTAACGCACTGGAGCCCATAGTCACGCTTGAACTTGACCCGCTCCAGAGCCCGCACATCCGAATCAACCGCCACATGCCCAGCCGTTACCGCCAGGTTGAATGCCTGGCGGGCCGCATAGCGTCCAAGGGATACGGTGTTTCCGGCCATGAGGTCGTTCACCACCACAATCCGCAGCTTGTTGCAGGAACCGGACGATCCCTTGTTTACAGGCTTGTCATCTGCGAACACAAGATAGATGCGGTTGGTTGCGGTCTGCAGTCCATCCACCAGGTGATTACCACCTGTGAATTCGGAGCGCTCAGCTGGAGCACCAGCAACCACTGAGTCCAATATGAGCGGCGGAAGCCAATCTGTGCCGGCCGTATTCAACTGAGTCCAGACCGCGCTTGCCAGATCAGTACCAGGGGCCCTGGAGATGGCGATGAAGTTGGGCAGCGAGTTCGCACCATTGGGACCAAAGGTGAACCGATAGCATTCGGTAGTGCTGGCGAAGCTCACCGTCAGCACCCCGGCCGCACTGTAGTTGAATTCCACCGGAGGGCTGGCGGTCCCCTGCGCATTGCCGATGTAGCAGGATTCGTCAATGACCCAGCTGTAGCCCGCACCCGCTGAATTGTTGAGCGCGATCGGCGTGCCTGTGGTCAACAGGCTAGCGTCATAGGTGACGAAGAAGGACAAGCCATTGATGCGCGGGCTATCCACACGAATTGTCACGATGCCCGAGGGGGCTGTGAGTGTCGGGTTATCAGTCAGAGTAACCGCATCGACCCGGCCAGTTGCGCTGCTGGTGCCGTAGTTGGCCTTGTCATACTCGGCAAACAGCATGTCGTATCGAGGTGCGCCAAATGCAGTCGTGCCATTTCCATACCACTCCAGACGGTAGAGCTTCCCGGGCCTGGCACCCACCACCTTGATATCGATCACCGCATTCATCACGTTCTGCAGATTTGCAGAAGTTGTCCCGTCACGCGCAATGTTCAGGAAAGGAAACAACTTCCCTCGATTGACATCAGCAGAGCGTGCAAGCGGTAGGCTTGCCGGGTAGCAGGCTTTATCAATGATCCAGCTGTAGCCCGCCAAAGTGCTGTTGTTCAGCGACAGGCGGTCGCCCGTGATCTTGGTGGTGTCGTAGGTGACCGAGATTGCAATTCCTGGAATACGCTTGCTTTCGATGCGTCGTGTGATGACCCCGGTCCCAGGTGACGCGGAAAAGTCGTAGTCGTTGGTGGCGAGGATATCCACCTTGGAGGCTGCACTGCCCGTTGCGTAGGTCGCCTCGTCGTACTCCGAGACATAGATCGCATAGGCATTGCTGGCACCCAGCGCCGTAGTGCCATTGCCCATCCATTCAATGCGGTAGATTTTGCCGGCGCGAGCGCCAGACAGTTGAATGTCCAGGAGCGCATCGTTTGCAACTGTGCTGACGGCAGATGTTGCCCCATCACGAATGGCCGAGCGTAACGGGAACGACTTGCCAGAATTGACAGATAGCGCATCAATGCTGCCAGCAGGGAATGTCGTCAGCAGCGTGCTTGTCGCAGAGTTGACCCGGCGGAACACGCTAGCCGAGATATTGCCGGCACCCAGCACTTTGAAGGTTGCTCCGTCTGCAACGGCCGCACGGCCTTCTGCCTCCGTTGCGTACAACGGACCCGCTGCACCAATGGCGGCATCACGTGCCAGAACTGAAGCATCACGAGCCGACTCCGATTCATCCCGAGCCGCAATCGCATCAGGTACGGCCTCCTCCACGCCCTTCATAGAGACACGAGTGCGGCCAAAGCGGTCCACCCAAGTCTTGCCCTCGCCGTTTACCGCGTCATCGGTGTTCTGCGCGTTGTCAAACAGATCGCGAGGATCTGGGCTTCCCAGCGGGTTACCTGTGTCGAATGTCGTCATGTGCCCTCACACAAAACAAAAAGCCCGCTGGGCGAACCATGCGGGCGGGTGTTGAAGATCTCTGTGGCCGGGTGGCCGGCTACTCAAAGTGGCGGTGGCGAGTTGTTGTCGTCATCGAAGATGCGCGCGTCGTAGTTGACGCACTGCACACTGGCTCCATCGGTGCCGCTGGGGCTGACCTTCTTGACGATGGCCGGGAAGCTCCAGCGGGTGACTGGCCCGAAATACACATGGGGCGGCTCTGGCAGCTTGATCTGCGGCCACTCCCCGACCGGGATCGGGGCCAGCACTTCATAGGCGCTGGCTCCTTGAGCTGCTGGCCATGGACCGGCCAGCGTGCCGTCTGGTCTGCGGAACGCCACGACATGCGGATCTGCGCCATCCCAGCGCAGCGGCTCTGTAACCTCCAGCCGGGCCTGTCCGCCGGCATTGCTAATGCCAGTGAGCAGGGCCGACTGGCCGAAGCCGGGGATGTCATCCACCAGGCTCACAAAGTCGCCATAGCTGTTGTTCAGCGCATCCAGCTCCGTGGTGAAGCTGTACGTCCAGCGCTCATACCGCTGCTGCCGGGCGCGGCGCATGCCGATGCGCCAGGCGCGCGTGCGATCTGTAACCCCCAGCACCTTGAGCTTTTCCAGCTTGATACCCAGCGAGCCAGGCAGCACACAGTTCACCGTCTTGGTGTTCCAGTTGTCGCCGGCGTCGCTGAACTCCACCTCCACGCCATCGTTGTCGTCAGGCCGAATGCCGCTGAATGACCGAGCAATGCCCTCGGTGGTGTTCTGCGCGCTGTAGGCGTGGCCGTCTTCGACCGTGCGCACACCAGCGCGCACAGGGCGCAGCAGGCCGTCATCAATCGTCAGCTCGGCCATGCCGGCGGCCAGCACCGCCTGCAGGGCAGCGAGCACCGTGGTTTCGTCAAACACATGGTCAGCCGTTTCACCGCGCGCCGTCCAGATGCCATGCAGGCGCTGCAGCTCGGCCATGTCGATGCTGTCCAGGCCGTAGCCCACCGTGCTGCAGATGTGCCGCAGAGCGGCCGAGATATCCCGCGTGGGCTGGGGCGCGCTCCAGGAGCCATCCCCCTGCAGCACGGGCAGCATGCGCGTGGCAACCAGGTTGAGCTGGTTCTCTGACCTGGCAGCGATCTGCCCAAGGCCCCGCACCCGCACGCTCAGCGTGGTCCAGTCCGGGTAGCTGGTGCGCGTGGGCAGCCGGGTACGCATGGCATACCACTGCACCTCATCGTGCACCTGCGTGCTGGTGCTCTTGGCACCCCGACGCCGCACACGCACCTGCGGCCGCATGGCATAGGGCAAGGCGATGCGCTCCGTGAAACCGATCTGGTCCATGGTGGCATCGGTGTACCACTTGACCACGCTCTGCCAGGCGCCGCCGGCGGCGTAGTCACGGTACTGGATCTCCACCCCCACGGATCTGCCCTGCACCTCCCCCTTGTCGGAGACATAGCAGAGGCCCTGGCTGAAGAAGATGTCCACCTCCAGCGTGCTGGAGACCTCAGCGGCCGGGCAGCTTACAAAGGGGCCAGCCTGCTCACCGTAGACGGTGTCGGCCTGCACGGTAAAGCTTGCCTTTGCTGCCGGCACCGTGCGCGGCGCAAAGCCCGCCCAGCTGCCGCCTTCGCTGGGTGCAAGCGTCAGCACCTGGCCGGCCACCGACGCAGCCGTATAGGTACGCCCGGCCCGGCACACGGCTAGCGATATGACCGCATCGGGCAAGCCGCTGATTAGCCTATAGGTGAAGCCCCCGTCACCGTCGCTGACAGGCTCAGCCAGGGTGATCATGTTGCCGGCCACGGATTCCACCCGCAGCGAGCCAGTGAGCGCACCCGAAGCCGTGAGCAGCATCCACAGCGATGGCGCAATCTCGCGCCAGTCGGCAGTGAAGGTGTTGTAGGAACCTCCCTCCTCGCCCGTCATCAGCACCGTGGCGACCGTCACGTCCTGCTCAAACATCAGCGACATGGCGGTGCCAGAACCCCAGGCATTGGGCCAATCCACATCGGCCGTGATCTGCGCGCCATTGAGCGCATAGCTGCCAGCCGTAGGATTGACGTTGCCCGAATCAATGGCGCTCAGCTCAAGCCCCGCCGTGCCGGCGCTGGTGCCGCCCACCTCCGGGCAGCTGTACCAGTTTTCATGCTGGGTGATGCCGCCGATATCGGCGCCAGGACCGTGCACCGTGAACTCAGCCCCCTCCAGAGTGCTCAGCGGCGTATTGCCGATCTTGACCGTGGCCGGGTCGATCTGATATTGACCGGGGCCGACACAGAGCAGCATCTCCAGCCATTGCTCGCGCGGCGTGCTGAAGTAGCGGCGCGGCGGGGTCAGATAGTCGGGATAACGGATGAACTGGCCCAGCAGCTCAGGCACTACGCCGTTGAGCTTTGCCGTGTTGGCCTTGCCCTCGGCCGAGCTCAGCTGCTTGCCCTGCGGCGTGTCGTAGCGCTGGTTGCTGGTCGATGGGAGCAGCCAGCCAAAGAAGAAGTTGAAGATGCTGCCCACCAGCTTGAAGACGCCGCCGTGAGGGATGGGGCGGATATCAACCTGGTCTTCATTGCTGATCACCGTCTCGGCCCAGGCCTCCATTGGCAGCAGCACGCCATTGAGGTGCAGCGTGATGGGCTGGATATCGCGCGCCGCATAGTCAATGCCGACCGCCGCAAACCAGCCCGCAATCGTGCCCGCCCATGGGTGCGACTCCACAGGCCGGCTCGGCATCTGACCGGGGTAAATCTTGATCGTCATAAAACAAAACCCGCGTGTAGCGGGCCTGAAATCGGTTGAGAGCAGTCAGACAAGGCCCACCGGGCTCATCGGTTTCGAGTATTCGCAGCTGGCCGTCCACCTCGACCACCAGCCCCACATGCACGCACAGGCTGGCCCTCCAGGCCGTGGCAACCGCGCCCGTACGAGGGCTGCACGGCGCGAAGCCATGCAAGGCTATGACCTGGTCAACCGCCCGCGTGATGCCGCGCAGCTCACCCGGCCGTGCATCCTGCAGGGTCGGCAGCAAGGCCCGGCCGAACAGCGCCGAGCGCGCATCGCGCACCAGGCCCCAGCAGTCGTAGTCCACAGGGCCGCGCCCGCCGCGCACATAGCGCGTCTGCAGGAACTGCCTCATTGGTACTTGACGCCAGGAGCCTTGTCCGCCGTGTAGCGATCACGCGGCCAGGCCAGGTTGAGCAGATCGAAGTAGCTGCCCTCGACCTGCAGGACGTTGCTATTCAGATCGCCGCCCTGGATCAGCATGCGCTTCGGTGCGGCCGCCGGCGCAGACGTGTCGTCCGACAGATACTCGCGGTAGACCACATACGAGGGCTGGCCAGAGTCGAGTGCGTCACTGATCAGGCGATGCGCCCGGCCATCGACCACCCCCAGGCCAAAGCGCAGGGACTGGTTTCCGATGGTGCTGCGCTCCGGTAGGGAGATCTCCAGGCCGCAGGCCTCGAAGAGCTGCGGCACACCGTCCACCCCCAGCGTGAGGTCTTCATAGCTGTGGGCAAGGCGTATGTGCTCGCCACCCGGCAGCTCGATGTCCAGCGTACAGATGCGCACGGTCGTCACATCGTCGCCGGCATAGAGCAGTTTGAGTGCAGTAGAGACCGTCATGTTTTGCCTGCCCCATCAATGCTCTGGCACAAAGCGGCTCAGATGCACCCTGGTCATTTCTTGCAACTCCAGCAGTATGGCGCTGCACTCATCCTTAGCAACCGCTTCGCGGGACAGGCCCGCAAGTATCGTCGTGGGGACTTCGCCAGACGCCCTGCGCTCGGCCAGATCGCGAGCCTTCACAAGCTCTACGTGTACAAGATCACGCAATGCAAAACGCGTCTCACGCATCTTGTCGGCCAGTGCCAGAGGAAGATAGATCGATTGCCGCTGCATAAACTGATTGAACTGATCTGCGGCTTGATTAAGACCGTGCTCATCGACCTGCTCAATATTTCCGTCATTCGCCTTCCGTACTACATCACCGATTAGCTCTGAGTACTTGACCACCAGTTCATACGCGCCTTCAATCGCATTCGCCAACTTCTCGTCAAAGCGAGTGAACCGCACCTGATGCTCATGGGCGCGCATGCGGTTCTCCGTTTCAAGTTTTGCCAACCGCGCGCTGAATGAATGCTCCACCCATTTTTTCAGCAGAAACACGGCCAACCCGCTGGACGCCAGGGAGGTGAAGGCCATTGTCAAAAAGGCATCGAATGTCATGTCTGATCCTGTGAAAATGAAAGTGCTCTTGGCGATACTGCCTCAAGCTTCCGGCCATTCTTGATTCACGGCCCGGTCGATGATGCTGGAGCCGATCACCAACTCCGGCAGCAGACCCCAGCCCGGGGGCAGCAGCGGCCTCGCCCAGACCTCGATCGGGGCGGAGATCTTCCAGCGGTCGATCCCCACCAGGTCCGGGCCTTCATACATGTCCGCGAATCGGCAGAGCAGCTTCCCCGGACCCATGGGCGTTCTGAGCGGCATATTGAACCACTCTGCACCATCGATCAGCGTCTCTACGAACCACGCCTCAAAGGACTGCGCTTGCGCCTCCGTCATCAGCCAAGCACACGTGTGCATACTGGGCACGCTAGTGAATTTGCGGCGCTGACGCGACCGGCCCGACGCCATGCTGGTGCGCAACAACGGGCTGCCGTGCCGGGTCGTGTGCCCTTCACGCAGCACACAGGGGTAGCCCTGCGGCCAATCAATGCTTGAAGTGATTGCCATCTATCGTCCTCGGCGTGTCAGCCCGTAAGTTGTCTCCAGCGCAGTCGCCTCGTCGCCCCCGTTGCGGATATTGCGAACAAACACGTTCGTGCTGTAGCTGCCATCAGCGTTTTGCGTCTGCTCGATCTGGCCCGCCTTGCTGGCGTCCTCGATGACATTGACGATGGGCGCGCTGCCTGCAAGCTGTGCGGCATAGCCAGCACGCGTTGCAATACGCGGCGCACCAACAACGCCCCCATTGGCATAGCCCGGCATGCCGTGCAGCCCCCGCCGAAATGCCTCGAACGCTGCTGGCCCACCAAGCGCGGCCATGTCGTCCTGGCTAAGCACCCCTTCGCCAGCGTGAACAATGCCCGCGGGCTGGTATTTACCACCGGGGCCCGTGTATCCGCCTTCAGAGAATCCACCGGATAGCAAGCCTGATATAGCAGCCGAGGCTGCGGCAATACCCGCCGTCGCCCCTGCAGCGTTTCCGCCAAAGGAGGCTAGCGAGGCCATGGTTGCGGCTGGAGCCCATGCTGCTGCGGTCGCCGCACCAGCCGCCACAGATGTGGCCACACCAGCCGCCTGCAACGTTTCGCCCAGCAGCTTATTGGCAACCATCTGGACCCCCATTCGGACAAGCATGCGAACCACCTCTTCGCCAATCGAAGCGAACAGGCTGCCCACATCCATCTTGCCGGTCTTGACGAAGTTGACCAGCATGTCCTCCATGCCAGTGAAGGCCCTGGACGCGATGCCCTGCGCCTGCGAGTACATGTCGCGGGCATTCTCCAGATAGGTTGCCAACCCCGACTGAGCACCGAGCAGCCAATTGCCTTCGCGCTCGCGCTTTTGCTGCAGAAAGTCGTCATACAGCTGCAGCTCCTGCTGCTGGGCGGTCTGCGTGATCTGAATACGCTCAGCAAACGCGGCCTGGATGCGTTGACGCTCTTTCTCAGTGTCCGCACCGATGACTGCGCTGGCCTGGTCTTGCTGCAGCTTTCTCAGCTCTGCCTGGTGCTGCTGCATCAGCGAGATCTTTTCGCGCAACTCTGCGGCAGACTTATCGCCCATCCCGTAGGTCAGAAGCTCCAGCTGCAGTTGCTGCTCTTTCGCGATCAGACGGTTCTGCGCCTCATAGAGCACATTGCTGCGCTCCACTTCGACCGCACGCTGGCGCTCTGCCTCCTTGGACATATCGATGGCCGTCGCAAGGCCTGTCGCTTTGTTGAGTTGAGACTCTGAGAGCTTCAAGCTTTTGCTTTGGATATCGTAGAAGAGCTGCTCGTATGCCGATCTCTCCTCAATCTTGAAAGCCTGATCTCGCAAGGACTGCAAGAATTTTTCTGCGGCCTCCTGATCTTTTTCGGCTTGGGACTTGCCTTTGCCTCCATCAGGTTTCGGCGGCGTTACCGGGGAGTAGGGCCCTTTGGGCTTCGGAGGCTCCGGGAGCTCAACCTTAGGGACTTGAACATCCTTTTGATTTGCCCAGTTCTTTAGGGCATCCGATGCATCCACTGCCGCGTTCTGCGCCTGGAAAAGCAGATCGCGCGTCTTGCTTACATTACGCTGAAGCCGCGCATTCCCCGGATCTCTGCTAAGAGCTTCTTGGTGACGCTCCAACGCACTAGTCAAACGCTCGACACGGGCCGAGGCCTCCGACGCGGAAGCCTTCATCTTGCCGAAATCATCCGTCCCGAGAAGTGCGCCAAGCTTGTTCTTCGTGTTGATGAAAGCAACGATGTTGGCAGAAGCCTTCACAAGCACGTTGGTCAGATCAACAACCCAACTCATAAGCGTTGCAAAGGCTTGCCGCGTGTTTTCATCGGCCAGCTGACTATTTAGCTGAGTAAGGGAGGGAAGCACCTCCACAGCCACCGCATTTTTGATCCCCTGCAGATTGGCTTCAAGCTTTCGCGTTTCATCACGATATGCAGCACTGGCCTTCAGCGCGTCCTGATCGAGTACGAGGCCATATTTCTGCGCCTCGGCTGCTAACTCATTCCAGGCCTTGCCGTTGTTTTGCAGCAAAGGCTGCAAGGCCGTTGCATCATTTGCCACAGCCTCCAGGTAGAAAACCATGTCCTGCTGGGACAGATTGGCCTTGGACAAACTGTTGTAGTACAGCTGCAAAGCATCTGCACCCGATAGTTTGCGGAACTGGTCGATAGTGACTCCGACCTTCGGTGCGATCTTCTCGAAGAAGTCCTTCATCTCACCGCCGCCAGTCTGCGCAAAATCGCCAAACTTGTCCTGCACATCCTTGAAGATGTCGGCCATCTTCTCGCCACTCACACCAACTTGCTGTGCACCATAGGCCAGCTCTTGAAAGCGAGTGGTAGACGTTCCAGAGATACGCGACAGCGTCTCAACTTCTTTAGCAGCCGCGGCCGTTTCCTTGGCCAGGTTGACCACACCCTTAATGGTCCCCGTTACGCTAATACCAGCGATGGTTGCAGTGAGCACCGTACCAATACCGGTCCAAGCCTTTTCCACGCTTTGAGCCCGAGCCTTGAGCTTTTGCTCCATCTCTCGGGACTTGCGATCTGCGGCGCGCTCAGCATCGGTCATGCCTTTGACAAAGCCACCGATTTTGGCGATCAGATCGATTGTCAGTGTGCCAAGTTGACGGGCCATAGAAAACCTAATGCTGATTCAGCACTGTTAAAGTTCAGCGCCAAGGAGAAGTAAAGATGAGAACCGCAACAATCGCGCTCACTGTCGCGTGTGCATTTGTGATGGGTGCCTGCGCCTCTAGCGGCGTGCAAGTCACGGAGCAGCAAACATCTGCTTTCGAAAAAGGCAAGACGACCCGCCAGGAAGTCATCGCCAAGCTAGGCAAACCAACGATGCAAACAAACTTAGGCGACGGAACCAAGCTGGTCCAATACACCTACGCCGAAGCAACGGTGAGGCCATCCACGTTCATCCCGTTCGTAGGGGCGTTTGTGGGAGGTGCAGACTCACGTTCTTCTCATGTGGCCTTGAAGTTCGACGCGCAAGACAAGTTGATCGATGTGACCTCCAGCGAAAGTCAGATGGGTACAGCGACAGGCCTTTCTGCCGGCGCCATAGCACCGGCGACCGATCAACCCAGAAGACCTTAGCTACTACAACATGCGCATAGCCTCCTCAAGGGTAAGCACCGCGTCATTCGCCGACCTCTGACCCCATTGAGGCAGGAAGTCAGCGAATCGGGGTGCCTTGCTGCCCCGCTTGCGGGGCACGGTACTGCTGACAGTGAGCGACACCGTAGCCCCTGCATTGGCAATGTGCTTGGCAAGAGTCAAGGGGCCGTGGAGCCTCCGGTACTCTTGCCACGCGAGGACTTCTTCGTAGCTGAGGTTCGCCTTGGCTTGCGCAACTGTCCAGCCGCCGATGCCTGCGAGGACGAGCTCGTGGAGGAATTCATCGGCGGCTGAGAGTTTTTTGGGGCATTGACCTCATTAATGGCGATCACCATGGCCCAGGCTAGCGATGGCCAAAGGTTGTATGCCTGGTCATAGGTCAGCTCCTCAGATGGCTTTTCAATGCCTAAGCGGACAGAGAGGCTGATCATCTTGGCCCCCTGACTGCGGTCAGGCTCCCCTTTGCCTGAGAAACTTTCCATCACGCCGAAGGGCTGACGCACGACCCAAATATGGTCGATGTGGATCGTGCCGTCCTTATCCAGCCACTTGATTTCCTTGTGGACGGGCGCAGAATCGACAAAGCCACCACGGTTCATCAAGTCCTGAATATTCATGGTGCGCGGCCCTTCACCAGCCATTCAGCCGCAGTGGATCGCTTGATCTTGATAGAGCCCTGCACGGGCGCCCCGCCCGCTTCAAAGCCCGTGAAGTTCATGCCCGAGATATGGCCGCGCCAGGTACTCCATGTGCGTTCCTCAGGCAATTCCCATTCTTCATCGGCGGCAACAGGCGCCGTAGGATCGATGTCCAGACCGTCGCCCCAGCCCATGGCCCACAGCACTTTGGTGCGCGCCTTGTACAGAGACCAGAGCTTGACATGGCCCGGATCAGCGGGATCGATGCGCACCGTGAACGTGGCATCGCCAGGGGTGATCAACCCGGGAAAGGTGGATTTCGACTCCATCTCTTCCAGGCAAGTGTCATCGTGCTCGTCACGCTCGTCCTCGCCGGTATCGACGGTCAGCGCGCAAGCGACTTTGATAACTTCAGCAGCGCCTGCGTCTTTGGGCATGAGCGCATAGATCTGCGTGCCTTGGGGCAACATAGGCATGGCGGTTCCTTTCGGTGGTTTCCGCGCTTGGCGGGATGGGTGAAAAAATCAGGTACGACGAACCCACCAGCTCACGTCCAGGCTGATGCGGTAGGTACGCGTTGAGGGGTCACGCCCCATATCGCGAATGGTGTTGATGTAGCAGCTCAGTTCGATCGCGTTGCGCAGGGCATCTCGCACCGCTTTGGCTGATTGGTCAGACTTTGCCCAGATGTCGATTGAGAGCTGTCCCTCATCGGCGCAGGCCCGGCCAGCCAGGACGTTGCTGGGCAGCAAGTCGGTGCGATACGTCACATAGGGGTAGACACGCTCTTCATCGTCGTTTTCGCCCCAGGGGTAGATGCGAGGCTCCGGGTCACCCAGCACGGCAAGTACTACTGGCGACGCCTTCGCCACTCGGTAGAAAGGCACCGTCATTTCAGCTTGCTCACGATCTTGGTGATCTGCTTGTCCAGCTCCGTGCCGAACAAATTGATTGCCTGCTCTGCCATGGCCTGAGCCGCCGGAACCAGAAACGGCTGAGGTTTTGCTACCTCAGTGCCCAGCTCAACCAAATGCCAGTGCGGTGTGTTGCCTTTGGGTCCTGTATCGGGATTCCCATCAGGAATACGGCCCTTTTCAGCGCCTACGCCCACGCTGATCATCAGGTCGCCTGTGCGCTTGTAGTGGCGACTGCGGAATCGCTGAATGATGTTGTCCGAGATCTTGCGACCCGTTTTAGCGTCATCAATGCTCTCTGCGTTTATCTTGGCTTGCCTGCGCACAAGGCTGGCAGCCTTTCCGAGCGCGGATCTACCAGGCTTTAGCTGCAGTTCTCGCGGCAATGAAAGCAAGCGCTTGCGCAGATCCGCTGCGCCGCTCAGAGTGAATTGGACATCATTTGCCATCGTTCACGCCCTCGCTTACTGGATGGGTCTGGTACTCAAGACCGCTGACCGGATCTGGCAGCACGCCCTCGATGTTGTAGATGCGACCGGCATGCACGAATCGCATGGCTGCGGTGACACGGGAATCCCGCCGCGTGACGATGCGCGCCGTGACTTTGGATTGGCTGGCGGCAGCTGCGATGAACTCCCGGGCAGAGAGCGACTCCACGCTCGCCCAGAGCTTGGCCACCTCTACCCAGCCCATATCAATCACGGCACCCGAGTCAGGATCGCGGCCCGTCTGGCGGGATTGCAAGCTGACCAGGTGACGGAGTTTTCCGGCGGCGATCACAGCAAGCTCCCGTCCAGCATGCGCGGCTGAGCAACCTCCTGCGCATCATCAGCCATCTGATCCAGCAGGCAGGCTATGCCCTCCGTCAGCTCCTGCATCGCCTGAGTCTGTCGATTCAGGGCCTCGGCCACTGCCAGGTTGCTCTGGATCAGACGGCGCGTGTCCAATGACTTTCTTCGCTCGCTCATATGCAATCCTTCTCCACTTTTCCGCCCAGAGCCGGGTGGCGTTGCACACATTGCAGTCGGTTGGCATCTCTACACCCCCAGTCCTATGCGATAGGGCCACAGCAGCGAATGCGCACCCATGGGTAAATCTTGGGACGAGACGCCCACCACGCTGTTTTCGCGGTTGGCGTACAGGTGGCCCAGGATCAGCAACATGGCCGCCTTCACGGGTCCAGTGATGACCATTGGGCACGCCTCAGCCGGCTCTGCAGCCTCATCCAGTTCATCCTGCGTCGCGTAGACATTGCGGTTTAGGAACTCGACGACAGCGGACTCCGCTGCATCAAGGTAGATGCCGATCAACTCATCCTCGCCATCGCCATTCGTGCGCAGATGAATCTTGGCCGTGCTCAGGTCGATGAGACTCACTTCCGCCCCCGGGTTGCCTTGGGCTTGGCCGTCTCGACGGACTGATCCCCGGCCACAGACGCCTGAGCCAGGCCGGCGTTTTCAGACTGCTGACCAGACTCTTCGCCCGTAGCGCCCGTCTCGGCACCCTCGGCCTCTTGGTTCTCGGCCGACTGGGCCCCGGCCGAAGACGCCTGAGCCTGGACGGTGTTTTCAGACGACTGACCAGACTCCGCGGCAGCGGCACCGGCCGCGGCTACGGCTGCGGCACCCTCAGCCTCTCGGTCTGCTGCGCCAGCGTCGATCAGTTGCTGTCCGCGGCTGCTGTCCATGCGCGCGATAAGGCCGGCGCGCGGATCGGGTTTCTTGAACTTGATGAGCATGGTTTCTCCTGGTGGAAATGAACAGGCCCGCCGAAGCGGGCCAGGTCATCAGGTCACATTGCCAAAATCGCCGTAGATGAACGACTCGGGGCGATAGACAGCCAGCGCCAGTCGCTCTTCGGCCAGGATGGTGACCATGTTCTTCACGAAGTCGTCTTCGTTCTCGGTGGCGACTTCCACGCGAGCCTGCCAGCGGTCGAACACCTGGGCGCCCAGCTTGAAGGCGCCGGCCAGGAACTTGTCCACGTCAATCGCTTGCGTGGTGACCACTGGACGGTTCCACAGGGTGGCGCCGATGACGCCCTGCGGGTTGCCGATGATGTAACGGCCCGTGGAGTCCTTGAGCAACTCGATGCGCGCCCAGTCGATGGGGTTCATCACCACGCCCGAGGAAGGGAACTCGGCCAACTCAGCCTGCAGGAAAGCAAGGCGAATGTTGTCGATGTTCGTCTCCGTTCCCGCAGGGTCGAAGGGGGCGGCAAACGCCGACGCCTGCGGGATGATGCCCAGCAGGTTCTGGCCGGTGCCGTCACCGTTGAGCAACTGCTGCTCTTCCTTGAAGGCCAGGCCATAGCGCAGACGGCCATCGATCAGGCTGGCCAGCTGGGATGCATCGCTCAGAATCTGACGCGAAGCCTTCATGTAGTGGGCAATCACCTTGGCAGTGGTGCTGACCAGGTCGTACTTCAACGAGGACTCTGGCTTTTTGGCGGTCTCGGCCACCATGCCGGCGTTGTTGGTGAAGCCGGTTTCCTTCACGTACTCCAGCGCGTTGCCATCCATTTTGCCGGGGGTGATCAGGTCACGCACCGTCATGCGACGCTGGGGCAGGGCCTGCACGCCGGGCAGGCGCGTGGTCTGCACGAGGTCTCCAGCGGCGCCATCGGTGTCGGTAGTCACGCTGGTGATCGCCGCATTGATGGTCATGTCGGCGCGGCCGCGCGGGGTTGTCTTGCCGAGGAAGGACTTAACCTCTTCGCTATTCACGAACTGCTGGCCCAGCGACTGGTGCTGGACATCGGCGCCCGCGCCATTCGCTTCGAGCTTGGCGATCAACTGCTCAACGTTCTGTACGTTGGCTTGCAACTCGCCTTGCTTCAAAAGCAATGCATCCACTTGCTGCCGAGTTTCGGCGCTGAGGTTGGCGTTTTTCGCGGCCGTCTCGGCATGCGCCTTCAACTGGTCGCTGACCGTCTTCAGGTCATTCTGGACCTTTTTGTATTCAGCGGACACATCATCCACCGTGCCAGCGGCGCCAAGCATGGCGAGGCCGCCCAAGACATCGGCATGGGCGGTGACGAAGGCCGGGACGTCGAAGCCTGCGGCCTGAGCGGTCAGGGACACTGCAGCAACAGCCACCAGCAGCCCGATAGAAAGGAAGCGAGATTTTTTCATGGTCAAACTTTCAGGATGGTTGGAGGTGAGAGAGAAGAGACGCAGAGAGGCTGGATGCCGCTCCCGTCGCAATTGCGGCTGATCGGCCGCGTTCGGTGGGATCACCCTCACCGCCGCCAGCGGGATCGCCCACGCTGGACTTGAATTCGCTGATGAGGCGCATTGCCTCGCTCTTGGGCATGCCGCTGTTGCGCAGCGCAGCCTCCAGCCGGCGCACAGCAGAGGCGCTCGCATTCGAGCTGCCCCGGCCCACCTGGTCGGATGCCAGTAGCTCATCGGCAAAGCCCTGCTCCACCGCAGCCGCGCCGCCAATCCAGGATTCCGAGTCCATGAGCTTGGCGATGGCCTTGGTCTCCAGCCCGGTGCGCACGGCATAGATGTCGCCCATGGCGGCATCGAATGGCTCGAGCCAGGTCGCCAGCTCGCGCAGGTCGTTGCGGTTGCCCATAGCCACAACCCAGGCGTTGTGGATCATCAGGAAGCCGGCGCGCGCGATCTGCACCGTGTCGCCCGCCATGGCGATGACCGAGCCGGCAGACGCCGCCAGCCCCAACACCTTGACGTTGACTTCGCCCTCGTGCTCGCGCAGCAGGTTGTAAATGGCGAGGCCCTCGAACATGTCGCCGCCCGGGCTGTTGATGTTCACCGTCACCGGGCCTTTGCCAAGGCTACGTAGTGCGCCCGCCACGCGCTTGGCCGTCACACCCTCCCCCGTCCAAGGGTCGTAACCGATGGCGTCGTAGATGCTGATTGCCCGGTCTTCATCGCGATCTGCAGCGCGAATCTCGGGGTTCCAACGCTCCAGCGCGCGCGGCAGGATTTCACTGCGCACGCTAGCGCTCGGGCGCACGATTGGTGCGCCCGGCAAATTCTTCATGCTCATGATTCAGCCTTTCTGCGGCTCTTCGGTGAAGCCCAACAGCGCGCGAAGCGCGGCGCGGGCCTGGTTTGTTTGTGCTGCCGAGGCGTCTTGCCCCAGGGAATCAAGCGTGGTCATGGCCGACTGAACCGTGAGAACTGCAGCATTGCCGCCCATCGGCTCGCGGTCTTCCAGTTCGCGAACCTCATCGCGGGTAAGGATCCCGTTGTTCACCATCGCGGCATAGAAGGCCGCGCGACCGGCGCTGTCGGCGCGCAGCAGGCCTTCTACAGAGAACTTGGCGTAGTAGCGCGAGCGCTCGGCCGGCGCCAGCAGGTCCGTATTGATCGCCTGCTCGATCCGCCTCAGCCAAGGGCCCAGGGTGAAGGTCAGGAAGCCGATCATCTGCTGCTCGATGCCCGTCCCCCAACTGGTGGACTTCTCGGTGTGACCCACCATCCAGGGGGGCACACGAAACCAGCGACAGATCGACTCCACCGAGAAGGACCGGGACTCGAGGAGCTGGGCATCCGATGGCTTGATGCCAACGGTCCCGACGTCCGTGCCGCCTTCCAGAAGCGGGGTCTCCCCCCGCTCGACGGAGCCGGCGATTTCCTCCTTGAACATCTTGCGCTGATCAGGCTTCAGAAATGCCGCAACCTTGTAGTAGACCGTCGGCAGCATGCCATTGCGGAATGTCCGTGCCGCTGACCGCTCAGCCGCCATTGCAGCCCCGAAGACCTTGGCGCCGTAGGCGATCACCGAGACACCTGTCTCGCCGTCCAGGGTGAATCCTGGGATATTCCAGATCCTGTTAGACGGAATCTGTCGCATTACACCGTCAGCCCGAGGGTACTGGTAGATCTTGTGGCCGTTCGCGTCTCGCGTGATCACCATCTTGTTCGGATCCAGAAAGGCCAAGCCCACCAGCTTGTCGCCCACGTAGAGCTTTTCGGCGCGGCCATTTCCCCGCAGCAACATCGATGCAACCAGCGCCTCCCAGAATACCGAGGCCGTAGAGTCAGCATTGGGCTGGTCGTGGATAACGAAGTGCAGAGGGTGGTGGCTGGCCAGGCGCTTTCCGGAGGAGGTGCGCTCATTGATCGAAAGAGGCAGCGTCGCGATGGTCTCCGAAATGAGGCGAACGCAGCTCCAGACAGCATCCACCTGCATGACACCTTTCGGCGTCACGTCCACGCCCGCTTCACTGGCCATCTCCCGATCTATGTAGAGGTCCTTGTCCCGAAGACTGAAGGACCGCACCCAGCCGTCGATGGCCGCGCGCACGCGACCCACAAGGCTCGGTTTCTTCTGTGTGTTCATGCCTTGCCCGTCCGTATTGGGTTACTCAGCCAGTCGTCCATGTCGCCTTCGCCGTCTGGCGGCATCAGCACGCGGCCAACAGCCATGATCAGAGATACCGCGCCGTCGATCTTGTTGTCATTGCCCTGCTTGATTGGCCGCACTACATCGTCATTGCCCGGCAGGGTTTTGCCGATCACGTTCGCAACGCACCAGGTCATGATCGGGTTGCCGTCATGATGGAAGCGCCCCGAGGCGATAGCCGCCTCGATCTCCTTCATCGGGTCGCTCATGTTGGTGTAGTTCTGGGTGATCGTGATCGGCGTCAAGCCTTCGTCGTCCAATTGGTGCGCCAGGTTTGTGGCGCCATGCGGGTCGATCGGCGACGACTGCACGGGGTTCAAATGGTTGGCCTCCTTGGCCTCTTCCAGGATCTCCCGGTAATCGATCTCCGCCCCATCGGTCTGCACAAGCAGGCCCGCGTTTACCCACTTCTGGTACCGCTCGGCCATGCGTCGGTTGTCGTGATTGGCCACAGTGTCCTCAGGCACCCAAAATCGAGGCGCCACACTGTAGTAGTGCCGCTTCCCGTCGATGTCCCGCCAGAACAGGCGCGCCATGCTATTCATGTCCAACTTGCGTGCCAAGTCGAATGCCAGCACGCACGGTTGGCCCTCGAACTGCTCCAGCGTCAGGGTGACGTCCTTCAGCGCCTCCCACTGGGCGACGTTGAAAAAGCCGGCCTTGGCCGTCACCCACACGCCCAGGTGCTTGGTCTTGAACGTGTTGGTGAAGCGCGCCTGCTGAACAGCGCGGCGCTGCTGGCTTTCCAGATACTCCTGATAGACCGAAACACCGATGTTCGGATTAGCCTTGGCCAGGACGGCCGGGTCTTTCCAGTCGTCACCCTCGTCAATGGTCCACACCCAGCCGAACAGCTCCTCATTCGGGACAGTGCCCTCGAGCATTTCCAGAACTTCGCGGCGCTTGTCATAGCACGGCCCTTCGATATTGAAGCCGGCCGTGGTGATCATGAACATCAGCGGCTGCTTACGGGCACCCATGCCGGTCAGCATGGTGGTGTAGAGCGCGTCCGAGTCATGCTCGTGATACTCATCAACGATGGAGCAAGACGGGCTCGCGCCATCACCCGGGTTGCCGATCAACGGCTCGAATCGGCTTCCATCGGCTGGCCTGTTCAGGTTCGAGGCGTTGACCTCGATGCCCGCAGCCTCGACCAACATCGGTGAGCGCTTGACCATCAGCCGAGCAGGTCGGAACACTTCCCACGCCTGCTTCTCCGTTGTGGCTCCCGAATAGACCTCGGCGCCGAACTCATCGTCCAGGCAGAACATCGCCAGGCCAACGCCGGCGGCGATCACCGACTTCCCATTCTTGCGATTTACCTCCCAGTAGCTCTCTCGGAAGCGACGCATCTTGTCGCGCTTGCGCTTCCAGCCAAAGGTGCAGGCCAGGCCGAACTTCTGCCAGGGCTCCAGCGTCACCAGCTGACGCTTGAATGCCCACTCACCTTTTGTGTGCGGCAGCAACTCGATCAAGGCGATCTTTCGCTGAGCCTCCTTTGGGTCGAAGAAGTACGGCCAGTCATCGTCCTTGGCGCGATCGAGATCGTCCAGATGCCGCTGGCAGGCGAGAATCACATACCGGCACGCGGGAATCTTTCCCTTAACCACGTCCTTGGCGAACTTCAGCGCGGCGTCGACAGCAGGATACTTAGCCATTCATCAACACGGCAAACGGATTGCCGCCCCCTTCTGGCTTCTTGCCCGTGATTCGCTGCCGGCTCGATGGATCCAGCCCCAGCATCCCGCCGTAGGTGGCCATCATCGCGGTCGCCTCTTTGAGCGCCGTGAGCGCTGGATTCTTGACGACGCCGCCCGTGGCGCCTGCGACGGTTACGCCGTTGTTCTTCACATCGACCTGGGCCATGCGGAACTGGTCGTAGGCGTTGCAGTAAACCTCGAGGTTCTGCACGTCGGTCGCCTCGAGAACGCGCTCCCTGCACAGAAGCGGTGCCAACGTCTCCCACAGGACGCGGCCGTCATCGCCCATCCAGATCGGGCAATCGATATTGCGAACCAGACCAAAGTCCGGCTCTGACTTGTTTAGCGCCCGCTTCCCAGGGTTCCCGGCCAGCTCTTTCTTGGCCGTGGGTTTCGGGCGACGGCCAGAGCGCCCAGCAGCACCTGCCATCGGGCCTCCGGTTTAAATTTCATTTTTCGCGGGCGTAAAAATTTGACTAGGGGCGCGGCTGATTCCCGATAGGGGCCTGGACTTTCGCCCCACCCCTCCCCTTGGGCCTCAAAATGTCGTTTTTTTGACACAAACAGCCATTTTTGCTCAAAAATGAGGCAATTTCGGCCAGTAGCCTAGGGCTTACCCTTTGCTGACCGTTCCTCTCGCTGCTTTTCGCTGTTGTGGCACGAGAGGCACAGGGACTGAAAAGGTCCCGTCCAGAACATCTCCGGGTCGCCGCGGTGCGGCGTGATGTGGTCGCACACCACAGCCTCTTCCACCTTCCCGCTCCTCATGCAGTAGGCGCACAAGGGCTCCGCCGCGAGTTGCCGCTTGCGCAGGGCCCGCCACTTCGTCGTGGTGTACCAGGCGCTGAACTGCCCAGCACTCCCGCGCTTGGCCTGCTGAGCCTGCTCCTGATGCTGGTCACAGTAGCCGTTGGCATTGCGGTGGATGGCGTTGCAGCCCCGGTGCCGGCACGGACGGTTAGGGCGCTGAGGCATTACTCACCTCACCTGGACGCTGCAGCGCCTTTGCAATACACATGGCTGACTGCCCCATATCCGATTCGACCGCACACCGTACTGCTATCGGGTCGGCTCCCGCTTTGACAGCCTCGATGATCAGTGCGTGGCGATTCATGGTGCATGCCACAGGCGAAGCGACGACAGCGGCCAAGAGCATGAAGCCGGCGATGTTCACTACTGCATCCATATTTTCCGTTTCCTGTATAGCTGCCGCCACCGAGATCTAGCGACCCTGGCGCTGCAACCCGTAGGCGCGATGCATCGCGTCTGCAACTGGGCCGCCATCACGGATATCGGATTCGATCAACAGCGCGACTTTGGAGGCCTGTTGCTGCTGGCCTCGCTCAGGCTGAAGCACCTCAACATCCAAGCCGCCGTCCAGCACCACTGCCTTCACACCTTCAGGGAGGAGTGCTTCCATCCGCTGCATAAGCGCATCCACCGCGCGTTTCGACATCACCTGCTGGCACTTGATAACCAATATGTCACCAGACTGCAGGTTGGCCACCTTCACGCTATCAAATACAGAGCTAGCCAGCATGGAGTCTCCCGTAACAGTGAAACAGGCAGGGCATTAGCTCCAGCCCCTTGATGACATAGACAGAACGGAATCGAATGCGCCTGCCTGCTATGCGCCCCTGGGCATCAAGGCGGATCGGGTTGTCGTGCACCTTGATCCAGCCGCCTGAGGTGCTGACCTCCAGCACGCGGGCAAAGCGCTCTCCGGTGTCCACATCAATGACCGTTGCACCCCGTGCGTTCTCTGCTGTGTAGAGCACTTCGCTCTCCTCGGGATAGGTGCCGCCACCGAGTGATCCGCCCCTACTGCAATGTGCGTGATCGTCGGGCGTGCTCGGTGGCAGCGAACCGGGAATAAAAAAGCCACCAAGTGGCGGCTTTAAAATCTAATTCGGCAGATCAGCTAAATGTTGACGCACGCAAGCTTAGAGGTCCATTCAACTCAACAAGGGCCCTATTACCGAATCGCGCCAGCTCAGCTTCAACAGCCTGCTTGACGTCCGCTTCGCGCCCCTCAAACTCAGGCGCAATAGTCAGCGTCATCTCAGTGTTGAACAGCATGCGGCCAATGACGGCGGACAACTCAGCCGCCTCTTTCTGAATACTCATGGAATCCCTCCAAAAGGGATCCAGCCTAACAGCCAACAAAAAAGCCCGCTCGAGAACTCGGCGGGCTTTTCTTTGGTCGCACGTCTCCGTCTCAAGCTACCTGCACCGCTACGGGCTGCATGCAGGGCATTGGACGGCGACGACTGGTGGCAAGATTTTTCTTGCGACCGACAACGCAATTCTAAAGACAGGTGACTCAGTGTCAAGCCCTGCCATGCAGCCGGGAGCGAATGCCCTGCCGAGCACGACCCACACAGTCTTCCATATAGGTGAGGAGCTTTCGCCCATGCTCACCGCCTGGGACCTTGCCATGACCTGAGCCACTGCAAGACCTGCAGGCGACAGACGACAACTCCCCAGCTCGCGGCGACAGCTGGAACTTGCGGCCACTGCATGCGGCACATACTGGCTTGAGCCAATGCAAGAGCACGGCAGAGCAAACGAATTCCGTCTCTGGGCATTGATCCAGGGCGGCAGTCAGCTGCAGGTGCAAACGCACCTCGGGGAGCATCTTGAGCATGCGCATGGTCTCCTTGAGCTCAGCAACAAACCCGTCTTCAAGGCGCTTGCGTGCAGCGTCTGAGTGCTCCTTCTCCACCTGCTTAGATTGCTTTGCCGTAGCGATGTCCCGAGCCAGTTGCGCAATCTGCTTGCGGGTCGCCTGCCGAGGGATCTGGCAACCGCGGCGCTCTGCCGCATCCCACTCGCTGTGCAGCCGCATCAATGCAGCGCCGAAGCGCGACTTACTCCAGCCGGCGGCAATCAAGTAGTCGGCATCACCTTGCAGCCCCGCCTCTACTCGCAGGCTGCTTGATTGGGTCGCGCTGGCGTAACGTTCCTGAGTCGTTGGTGTATCAGTCATCTTGTCCTCTTTCTTCAATTGCCCATCAAGCGCCGCACGGTCACGTTCAGCGCGTCCAGTTCGCTCATCTTTTTGATTGCCCACATCCGGCGTTGGCCATGCCAGCCCATCAACGGGCCACGGTGGCAGCTCTCGCACAAGGCCACTGCCGTGTATTGCTGGCGCTGCTCGATGTGATGCGCCTCGCTAGGGCCGGTCTGGTCGCAGACACTGCAGGGCAGTTCCTTGACGGCAGCCAGGTGAGCGCGCTCTTTTTCATTCAGCCTATTGAGCATCACTGCCCTCCTGCGGCTTTTCGCCGTACTGCAACTCCAGCGCCAGCTGCGCGTAATGGATCACCTTGCGCAAATCCTCGGCCCCGTTCTTGGCCTTGTGCCGGGTCGCGTACTTGATGATGTTGCCTTGGAAGAAGTCCAGGCCATTGGCGTGAATGAACTCAATGGGCTGGATCTTGCAGTCCTTGTAATGGCTGCCACCGGCCTGGGTGTCGAGTGCGCTTGTCACCGCCATGCGCGCCCCCTGTCCTCTACCGCCACCAGACTGCCGTAGTCGTCGACCACGCAGACAGTGCTGCTGCCCACCTGCACCCGGTTGCAGCAGCGGTTCTCCATCCAGCGCTCGATCAGGTAGCGGCCATCCCTCAGCCGCTCATAGGTCGGCCACACCAGCCGCGTGATGCGCGATGTGCTGGGCGGCTTGCGCAGGCCAGCCAGCGGCACGACCTTGCCAAAGAATGTGGGGTTCAATGCCTGGGTCATTTTTTGACCACCGTTACATCCAGGCCCAGCAGAGCCTTCATCAGGTGGCGCTTGATCTTGAATTCAGGGGTCTCCACGCCCTTCACATCCTCGATCACTTCAATGCCCTTCTCCAGGTACACGAAGTCAGCGATGTAGCGAATGGCGGGGCGTGCGCGCGCAGCGCCAGCAAACTTGACCGATGGGACCATCTCGAACACCACCTGCCTGCGCAGATCGCTGATATGGCCGCCGCGCTGCAGCATTTGCAGGTGGGACCATCGATTCAGCTCGGCCAAGCTGTCGAATTTGGTGCCATCCCCCGCCACGATCTTCTTGTTTCGGTACTTGGAGCCCGATGCATTCGGAACCAGCTTCAACGCATAGCCTGTCAATTTCATTGCCTTGCTCATGCAGCCGCACCCCGCTGGTTCATGCCCAGGGTCTCCATGGCGGCCATGCGCGTGTGGCGCGTTACCGTCTGATCACCATGATTGATACGCGCAACGATCTTTCGAGCCCAGTCCTTGTCGTCGCCCTTGAGCTCGAACGGTACGTCCAGCAGGCGCTCCACCTTGGGCGCAGGCAGCGCCAGCAGGCCGCTCTCTTCAAAGTAGGTCTTACGGGGCGTCAGGGCCTCGCAGACCTTTTCAAACTGGGGGAGGCTCGGCGGAAACTCCGGGCATTCGCGCTTGATGTTCTGGAAAGCTGCCTCGATCACGTCATCCGTGAACTTCGCCAAGTCCGCATCCCAAACCAGCTGCGCAGCCCGCACCCCTTTGTCCTCACGGCGTTCGTTCAGCTCGCCGCTGCTGAACTTGGCCAGGAATGCTGTGCCGTAGGCGCCCTGCAGCACCACAAACAGCTTGCGGATGCGCTGCGATGCTTCGGGGCGCGGCGCCAGATGGCCTTGCTGCTGTCCGGCGCTGTGCACGGCACGAGATGCCAGGCTGGAGATTTCGTGGCTGCTTCTCATAGCTCAATCCCTTCAAAGATGGCCTTGCCGGCGCCGGCGTATTTGCCGGCTGCTGCGGACGCAGGAGCCATGGATGGACGGCGCGCTGCGGGCATTTCGGTAGCGCGGCGAATCCAGTTGCGCCAGGTAGCGCCCCAGTCGGCCTTGCGTCCGTCCTTGCCGGCCTTGGCGCGCCAGTGGTCGGCAAACATCGCAGCCTGGCGGCGCACCTCTTCCTCGGTCAAGCCGGCATGTTCGGCAATGGCCCAGTCACCCCAGCTCTTGGGCAGCTTCCAGTCTTCGGGCAAGCGTGTTCCTGTCGCAGTCCTACCCCTTCCCTTGGCCGCTTCTTGCTGAGCCGGAGGCGAAGTGTCACGGTCAGCAGCACCTACAGCCTTTGAATAGGTAACTGTCTCTTCTTTATCTGTATCTATATCTGTATCTGTACGCGTGACATCCGTACCTGTCACGCGTGACTTGTCCGTGACCTCATCGTGACCACCCTCTTCTCCCTCTGAAGCAGCGTCTTTTTTGCGCTGGCGCTGGCGGCGTTTGCGCTCTGCTGCAGTGGTGTCGGTATCACTGCGCATCTGCAAAGTGGCCCACTTGGAGGGCTGCAGGGTGGCCTGTTCGATCAGCCCAACTTCTGCAAGGCGGCGGGCCACCTCTTCCAGGCTGCGCACATCCAGACCCAGCTTCACGGCCACCTTGCGCATCAGCAGCGCAGGTGCATCGCCCTTGTCCAGCAGACCCTCGCCCTTGAGGCACAGCAGGGCCACAAAGTGCCACCGGTCTTCAAAGGCCAGCAGCTTGAGCTTGTCGTCATCGACCATCCGTGTATAGGTGCGGAACCATGGGAGCTTGCTCATGCCGTCACCTCGCTGCTCATCTTCTCGCGCACCTGGTGCTGGCACCACAGGCCGGCAATCCACTCCACCCCCTTGGCGGTGAACTTGTAGTGGACGAAGGCGTGCGAGGTCTCGCCATGCTCAGCCGTGCCCGTCTTGGCTTCAAAGCGGCCGTTGTGCATATGCTCAGCACGCGGCGTCAGCGGCCCCTGTGGCGTGGTGCGGTACATCAGTCCGCGCTTCAGGAGGAAATCAGTGAATGCGTTCAGCTTGGCGCCGAGGAGCTTGCATACCTCACGAACACCCATGCTCCCAGTGCCTGGCTGCACGTAGCGATCGACAAATTCCGCCTTGGGCGCGACCAGCGCCAGCCGGGCCTCAGCCTCGATGCGGGCCTGCTCCGATGCCATGGCCAGCTTGAGAATGTCCATGCGCGTCATCTGTGCTGGCGCAGGCTGCTGGGCCTCCAGCTCCTGCCAGCGCTTGACCACCTTCATGCGCGCCACCGGGTCGTAGCCCAGCAGCAGAGTCAGGCTGGTGTCCTTGTCCAGCTCGTATTGGGGATAGCTCTGCTCGTTCTCGCCCACGTAAGTGCTTGAAAAACAAACAGAACGCAATTCTGCGTTTTGCTGAAGCGCGTCCATCATGCTGCGGATGTCGCGCATCACGTCGGCATGGCGCTTGCCCGTCAGCTCCGCAATGTCGCGGCTGCTCATGGTCAGGGCCGTGGGGGTGGTGATGGCGTTCATTGAGCGCCTCCTCGGATGGACTGCAGCAACTCGGCCGTGCACTTCATCAGCGCCAACAGCAGAGGCTCAAGAGCGCGGCGGTCGTCTGCGCAAAAGTGGCCGTCCTGAGCTCGGGGAGAGCCTTCTGCCAGGGACTTGCTGGCAGTGCTGACCAGCTCCATAAACAGGCGAATGGAGTCAGAGGGGCTACGGTCCTCCATCTGGAAGTCCATAGGCACCTGCCCGACGAGATGGGCTAAAGCAAAGACCGCGCGGCGGGCCTGCGCCAGCACGATGATTTCCATCACAACACCAAATGAGGGCGGCGCCGCTTCATGGTCAGGGTTGATGCCGTTGGCCAGGGTATTGCCGTTCAGGCCGGCAATTTCTGCCAGCGCGCGAATGCCGCCTGGGTACTCCTTAGCGTCGGCCTGGAGCGCCAGAAACAGAGCGCGATGGGTTTGCTTAATGGTTCTACGCATAGCGAATGCCTCGTGAGATTCGCCTACCGCTGATGCGGCAGAGGTTGGACACTGGCTGCATGAAAACGAAAACAGGCCAGAAGAGAGGAAAAGGTGCCCGCCGCACCCTGGGCTATGCTGGGAGCTCCTACACAACCAGCGCCAGAGAGGGCGAACGACAAAATGGACTGGACAGCTATCGGAGGCATAACTGCTTCAATCTCCGCTGCTCGCGATATCGCCAAGGGATTGAGTGCATCCCGCGATGCCTCCCTCATCAACGAAAAGACCTCGGCCCTGCTGGAGCAATTGCTCAAGGCCCAGGAGGGACTTCTCGCTCACAACACCGCTCTTTTGCAGCTCCAGGACGAGCATTTCAAAGCCAGCGAGAAACTGCGAAAACTGGAAGAAGCCGCTCGCGAGCGTGGTCGTTACTCGCTCATCGAACTCACCCCCGGCAACTTCGCGTATCGAGTGAACATCACCCCAGAGCAAAGCAGGACCAGCGAGCCAGGAGCCGCGGAGCCGCTGCACCACCTGTGTCAGCCGTGCTTCGACAACGGGAGAAAGGTTGCACTGAACTATCGAAACCTCCACATCAGGGGCGAGGTCTGGACGTGCAGCGTCTGCCGCGCGGAGATCGACTGACATCACTCCACCTCCTTTGCAGAGGTGGATGGCTGGGCCAGCTCTTGGCTGCTTTGGGGTTGTGTGGTGGTGGCAGCCATAGCGCGGCGCTCGTCAGTGATCCACTGGTGGTCTCGCTCCACATGCGCAGAAATGCCGCGATCCTTCCAGTTCTGAACACGTTGAACAGAGAAGCCGAGGCGCTCCGCAAATTTGGATGCGCCGCCGAGCCAGGCAATGAGTTGAGCGTCTTGATGCATAAACAAATTACACATCACGTTTAAACAAAAGTCAAACAACGCGTTTAACAACGTTTTGTTTAGTAAACGGAAAATCAAGCCAATGCACCCATCCCTCGAACGCCTCTACCAAGCCGCAATGCAAGTGCGCGGAATCAGTGGCCAATCTGCCGTTGCCCGCTTGCTCAATGAATCGCCCCAGACAGTGAAAAACTGGGAAACACGCGGCGTTTCACGGTCGGGCGCATTGACAGCCGAGGTCGCACTGGGTGTGCGTGCGGCTTGGCTACTGTCAGGCGAAGGGGAAATGATTTACGGCGGCGGTGCGCCCGTGCTGATTGAGGCCCACGCGCCTGCAAGCCCTGACGACTTGGTGCGAATCCCTTTGCTAGCCAATTGCGGCAGCATGGGCCCGGGCAATGATGTGCTGGACACCGATTACGTGGTGGGAGGCTTATCGCTGTCGGCTCACTGGATTAACCAGCAAATCAAGCCAACAAACTTTCAAGAACTGAAGTTCATTCACGCCCATGGAGAAAGCATGTCACCCACTTTTAGCGATGGGGATGTACTACTCGTGGATGTTGGGTCCCGCGACCCAGCCAGCCATGAGGGCGTCTATGTGCTGGAAGTGCAGGGCAAGTCATACATCAAGCGCGTGCGTATGCGCATGGATGGCTCGCTTGAAGTCAGCTCAGACAATGTGAACATCAAGACCGTTGACGTACTCAACGGCGACCATGAAGTGCAGGTCAAAGGCCGCGTTGTCTGGGCTTGGAATGGCCGCAAGCTGTAAGCGAACTATGCGCTCTTTGGTAGTTTTGCGCAGCAAATAATAACCCGCCCCGTCGATGAGTAAACACGGGGCAGAAAGTCATCAAGGGACGCAAAACCCAGCGACCGCAGCGCATCAAGGTTCATAACGCAAACGCCCCCTGAGCCGCCAATTGAAGAAGGCGCGCTGATGTGCACATCACCATTTCGTTCAGCAAGCCACACATCCAGCACTGCGCCCGGATAGCAGCGATCCACGGTTTCCTCATCAACATCGGCAGCAATGATGAAGGCGTGACCATCACGAACAAAGCAGTCAACGCGTAAACGCGGCGCGAGCATGGAATACCTCAGCCTGGGTGCGACCTTGTCTATATCGCTAGGCGGCTGCGAAAACCTCAGGCTCAGCGAGGCACTGAACTGAGGGCCTTCATCGAAAAGCATTCTTGTCACCCGTAGTGCAGCCGTTGTTACCGGTGGGTGGTAAATAGCATCGTTTTCGCACACGGCCCTCTTGTATCTGGCTGCTGACGCCTTGCACAGATACCCAATGTGATGCTCAACGCAGAGCACCTTCACAGCATTCCCGTCATGCGGATTTTCGGGTTCTGGCACAAGTGTTGCAGTCGCAAGGAAGAACTGCTCAAGTTCAGGCTCCCACGCAACGATTCTCTCCAGCGCTTGGGTGTGATAGCTGACACCCACAACTGACTCACCGTACCCCACCTGCTCAGGCCAATGCGGCACTCGAGCATTCGCCCTTCTTGATTTCTTCTTGATTTCCATGTCTCCCCTCCCGCACTGCCTGTGCTTGTTGTTTTTCTATTGTGCAGGCAACTCAATAGCAATTATTTACACAACTTGTTTAAACAAACTGTTGACCAGAATATAAACGCAATGTTTAAATACATTCATCGCGAAACAACAAAGCAGCTCCCGATGGAGCGCAGCAGGAGTTGCAGACGCGATGGGTGCCAAGCGATCGAGCCGAGTGCCACGGGTCTTTAAAAAGCCAAGCACTCACCGTGAGCAATCGGGCACCAGCTCGCCAAAGAGCGAGATTCAAGGGGCAATTTGCTTGAGGGATCGCGTCACCAAGAGAAGCAAGACGCCAATCAAGCAGCCGCGCGCTGCGAAGGAGAACACATGCGAGATGAATAGGCCGGACGACCCGGCCCACCACTCAAAACACTCGCCACCCCTGGGCGATACCAGGGCCATCCGGCGTGACCACTCGAGCAGGTACGGCAGTTCAGGAATGGGCCTGGGCTGGCGGCAGTTAGGAACGCGGCGCTTGCGTCGTGGCGACAGTGGTCACACCAGATGGCTCTACCCCTTTGGTGTAAGACGAGCTCCTATTGATCGCCCGAAAAGCATCATGCAGAATTCGACGCCATCTACCTGTTACGCCGGGTCTGGGGTTAACTCCTCCCTCCCTTTCTGACCTCTTCCCCAGGCATGGCCCGAAAGGGTCACCGGCTCTTTATTCAAGCCCGCAGCAACCACTCGCGGGCTTTTTCTTTGCCCAAACCACCCTCCACAGGAGAAACCAATGGAAATCAAGATCGCTTTGGATTTGCCCAGCATCATTGCCCAGGCTGTCAGTGCCGAACGCATCCAGCCCATCGTTGACAAAGCTGTCAGCGACGCGGTCAAAAGCGCCATTGACGATGCAACAGGCTACCGCAGCGCGTTCCGCACAGCGCTGAAAGATCAGCTTTCAACAGCAATGCCGCACGGACTGGCGCTGGATGATGTAGCCAAGTTCCAGAACATCCTGAATGGAGCCATCAACAAGCTGACTCAGGAGTGCAACGCCAGCGCTGTTCACACGGCAATCGAGAATGCTGTCAAAGAGGTGATGCCCGACGTGCCGGCTGTCATCAAAATGAGCGAGCTGCTCAAAGAGGCGCGCAGTGGACTGCACAAGGAAGAACATGAAGCCTTCTACGCCTACTTTGAGCCAAACGAGTACAGCAGCGGCGGTGGCCTTCTGTTCTTGGACGAGGATGTGAACCCCGGCAGCAGCGGATATTCGGGCACCAGGCGAAGCCGCGAAGATCAAAAGTACAGCGCAAGCCTACGGCTGGCATTCAACGGTGAAGGCGAGGTGTACGCGCTACGCCTGGATGGCAAGGACGTCACACCGAAAAGCCGCCCAGACATCATTGGCCGCTTCGATTCAATTCTGATGGCCATGTACGTTGGCCGCACCCGCATCGAGGTGGACATGGATGACGACGACGTCGAAAACGCTGCCAGTGAGCAATGGGAATGAGGGCTACGGAATGGGCGCTCACCAGCCTCGGCCTGTTCTGCCTGGTCGGGGCGGTCGTAGTGATCGCACTCACGCCAGAAGCCTGGCCCCTCTGAGCATTCAGCTTTGATAGCTAAAAGGAGATCCTCATGCTGAAGACGATTGTTGACTCTCTGCTGGTCATCGTTGGCGCCCTACTTCTCGCAGCCTGGCTGTCCGCGCCCGATGCCCAAGCCGACGAACCCCAAAGCATCACACAGAGCCTGCGCGACGAGTTCGCCTGTCCGGGCATGCATGCCGAGTGGCTGGACGACAAGACTGTGCAATGCCTGAAAGAGCTGCCGTGACTGCAGCGCCCACCTCCACCCAATCCGCCACCGCACCGGTGGCTTTCTCTTTTCTGGAGTCCTGATGTTCAAGAACATGATCATTTACCGCTATGCCGAAAGCTGGCAAAGCGATCTGCAGGCGCTGGAAGATGCGCTGCAGAAGACAGTCTTCGAGGAATGCGGCGCCACGCAGGAGCGCTCCATGGGCTGGGTGCCGCCGCGCGGCGAGCCCCATGGCCCGATGGTCGAATCCGTGGCAGGTCAATGGGTGATGCGTTTCATGACCGAGGCCAAGGTGCTGCCGGCCAGCGTGCTCAATCGCAGGGTCAACGAGAAGGCCGATCACATCGAAAAGACCGATGGCCGCAAGCCCGGCAAGAAGGAAAAGCGTGACCTCAAGGACGAGGCCAAGCTGGATCTGCTGCCCATGGCCTTCACCAAGCAAGGCAGCATGTGGGTCTGGATCGACCCGCAGGCGCGCACCCTGGTGCTTGATACCAGTGCCCAGAGCCGCGCCGACGAGGTGGTAACGCTGCTGGTCGAGGGCCTAACCGGCTTTGCCCTGGCCCTGCTGGACACACAAACCAGCCCGCAGGCCGCCATGGCGCATTGGCTGATGACCCAGGAACCGCCCGCCGGATTCAGCGCCGACCGCGAAACGGAGCTGAAAGCATGCGACGAGTCCAAGGCCGTGGTGCGCTACGCCCGCCACCCGCTGGACATTGATGAGGTACGCAAGCACATCGAGCAAGGAAAGCTGCCCACCAAGCTGGCCATGACCTGGGACGACCGGGTGAGTTTCGTGCTGACCGAAGGCTTGCAGATCAAGAACATCGCGCTGCTGGATGCGGTCATGGACGGCAACAGCAAGGATGACAGCGGCTTTGATACCGATGTAGCCATTGCCACCGGCGAGCTGTCGCGCCTGATTCCGGATCTGATCGAAGCGCTGGGCGGCGAAGGCCGAACCGCGCTGGGCGACCTGCCCGCCTCGCTGGCTACCAGCGCCAGCAACTGAGCACCTATTCATAGATTTGCATGAATCGGGCCGCGCACCCACATCAATGAATCGTCTGCCCGCCACTGCGTGGGCTTTTTTCGTCCAAAGGAGAACCCCGTGCAGATTCACACACAGAACGTCATCATCCTTCCACCGGCCGCAACTGCTGATGCCATGGCAAGCATGGAGCGACTCATGCAAAGCATTGGCCGCGCCGAAGCCCCTGCGGTCGCAGCTCAGCCAGGCTGCAAGCCCCAGATTGGCGACTACTGGCCCAACCAAGGCGGCTTCTACGCCGGCGACATGCGCAGCGATGACGGAACGATCTATGGACTGATCGTTGCCGATTGCGGCGACTCCAAAGACGCCGGCTCTGCCAAGTGGGGCCCGGATGGCGAACGAGACCTGTCCCACTGGGATGGCCTGGACAACACTCGCCGCCTGGGCAACGAATGCCCTGCCGCAAAGCTGGCGACCGCGCACTCAGCTGACGAGCACAAGGATTTCTACCTCCCAGCCCGCCGCGAACTGCAGCTGGCAGCCGCCAATGTGCCCCACCTCTTTGGTGATGAGAGCTGGTACTGGAGTAGCACTCACTACGGCCAGAGCACCGCCTGGGCCGTCGATTTTGAGTACGGAAACACGGACATCTTCAACCGGAACGACGAGTTCCGAGTTCGTCCCGTCCGCAGATTCATCTACTGATCCCTTCAACCCTTCCTTCTCAAACCAACCACGGAGCCATCAATGAGCACCACACCCGCAATCAACCAGCCCTGGCCCGAGCAGGGCGGAATCTTCATCGGCAGCCGCCTCATCGACGGCCTGGTACACCACGTCGTCATCCCTGGAGGGATTGAGTTCGACCATGCCGACATTCCATTCAGCCGAGTGGAGCAGGTCGTGGCCGAAGGCGATGAGCTGAACGGCTTCAGCGACTGGCGCGCCCCGGATAAGGAAGATCTGATGCTGGCCTATATCAATAGCCGCGAGCTCTTCGATACCGGCGACTGGTACTGGTCACGAACTCCGGATGGCGAGCACTGGGCCTGGGCCGTCGATTGTGAGTGCGGGCACACGGACGACAACTGCCGGCGCAGCGAGTTCCGAGTTCGTCCCGTCCGCAGCTTTCCCGCTTCAGCGATTTAACACTTTGCGGGCGTAGCCCGCCTTTGGCATGGCGCTCCACACTGACACCGAGATCTACAAATCCACATACGACTTGAGCAAGCTGGTCACCCAACTGGTGGCCAATATGCCTAGGAACTTCAAGGCTGACTTTGGCGCCGAGTTGCGGCGCCGGTGCATGACGCTGGTCATGCGCACCTACGAAGCCAACACGAATGCGGACAAGGCCGCGATCCTGCAGCGCATGCGCATGGAGATTGAGACCGTCAATCTCTCGCTGCGCCTGGCTGTGGATCTGCGCCTGATTTCGGTCAATCAGTACAGCCGCGCCATCGCCATCACTGACAGCATCGGCAAGCAAGCCACCGGCTGGCAGAAGTACTCGGAACGCGCGCAAGCTGCCGGCTTGTCAAGGCAGACCGGCCACAGCGCCTTGGAATCTGGTCGAGCCGCTGGGCCACAAGCCCACCGAAAGGCGCATCAGGAATATCAGCAGAAGCATCTGCAGTGATTCCGCGCAGTTTGCCTGCTGAATGCTCGGCAGGCCGACGTGATCAGCTCGGCACACCTGGGCCGTCGATTTTGAGAACGGAAACACGAACAACAACAACCGGAACAACGAGTTCCGAGTTCGTCCCGTCCGCAGACTCCACCGAGACACACTATGGATACTGGCTATTCGCTCGAGAAGCTGGTGCAGGCTTACTTTGACTGCCGCCGGCACAAACGCACTACGGCCAGCGCACTGCTTTTCGAGCAGGCTCTGGAGCACAACCTCATGCAACTGCATGGAGAGCTGCAGGATGGCAGCTACCGGCCCGGTCCATCCATCTGCTTTGCGATCAGCCGACCACGGCCGCGCGAAGTATGGGCCGCCCAATTTAGAGACCGAATCGTGCACCATCTGCTCTACAACCAGATTGCCGATCGGTTCCACCGCCGCTTTATCGCGGATTCGTGCGCAGGCATCCCGGGGCGCGGCACGCTGTATGCAGCCCAGCGCCTGGAGGCCAAGGTGCGCAGCCAAACCCAGAACTGGTCAGTGCCCGGGCATTACCTGAAGATCGATCTGGCCAATTTCTTTGTTTCCATCGACAAGCGGGTGGTCTGGCCCCTGTTGGTCCAGCAGATCCCGGAGCGCTGGTGGCGGGGCTTAGCCAAGGTCATTCTTTTCAACGACCCGCGCATTGACTTTGAGCAGCGCGGCAGCGTTGAGACGCTGGCAGCAGTACCCGCTCACAAGCGCCTTGCCAATGCGAAGCCCTACTGCGGGCTACCCATCGGCAACCTGAGCAGCCAGTTCTTTGCCAATGTACTGCTCAATGAGCTGGACCAGCATGCCAAGCACAGCATCAAGGCCAGGCACTACACCCGCTATGTCGATGACATGGTGCTGCTGCACGAGTCACCCCAGTGGCTCAATGGGGCTCTGGACAGCATCAATGCATTCCTTCCCAGCCTGGGTCTGCAGCTGAATCCACGCAAGACCGTGCTGCAGCCGATCAGCCGCGGCATCGATTACGTGGGCCAGACGATCCACCACTGGCGGCGAACAACACGCCCACGAACGCTACAGCAAGCGCTCGCACGCATCGAGGTCATGCCAGCCGATGAGGTCTACGCCAGCGGCAACAGCTACCTCGGTCTGGTGCGCCAGTCCAGCGCCAGCCACAACGAACAGGCGCTCATCTGCAGAGCGCTACTTAGACGCGGGCATGCCATTGAGGGATTGCACCTCAGTAAGGCATTTCGCAAAAACCACTGACCCCAGCCCGCAGCCGCGGGCTTTTCTCATTCTGGGAGCCACCTATATGCAAGACAAGAACTTCATCAAGCTGACCGACCAAGACGCAGCCCTGCTCGAGCAAGGAGCATCCATGCTTGAAGGCCTGGAGAACGATGAGCGCAATCGCGGGAATTGCAGCACAGCCGAAGGCGCAGGATGCAGCGCCCATGCAGTCCGCCGCCTGGCCTCAGCCCTTCTGGCGCATGAGCGAGAAATTGACCAGTGCCTGCACCAGATTCAGGAGCCAGCCGCAGCAGAACAATCCGCATGGCATGCAGGCCTGGACGAAGGCCGGGCACAGGCAGCGCCTGCAGCCGTGGCTGTGCCTGATGGCTGGAAGCTGGTGCCGACTGAGCCTACGCCCCAGATGTGTCACGTCGGACGCTACGGAGGGGACAAGGACGCCCCAGCGTATGGGGAAAAACCAGTTGAAGGAGAGACCGCTTGGCCATTTGTTGCAGATCACACTGCAAAGCAGATTTACTGCGCCATGCTCGCTGCTGCTCCAGCGCTTGCCGCCACCCCGGCATGTGACACGCCCAACTACTGCCGCAGCGTGCAGCGTTGCACCGCCATGGATGGGCAGCGGGCAGCAGCCGCGCCAGTGGTGCTGCCAGAGCCTATGGCGTGGATGGCGACTCCTGTGATGCAGTCAGGTCGCGGTACAACGACGGTGTTTTGCTCCGACAAGCGGATGGCGGACCAGTGGGACTACGGCGGACACCCGGAGTACGGCCGCATGCTGGTGACACGGCTCTTCACAGAGCAGCAGCTGCGCGCCCTGCTGGCTACTGCACCACTGCAGCCAGTGGAAGTCCCCACGAAGGATCAAGCGACATGGTGCAGCTACATCGCCGGGATGATTGGGTGCTATCTCAATGAGCCAGACGACAGCCCCCGCGTCAAAGCCATTGCAGGAATCATTGAGCGCCGCCTGTGGGCACTGCCGTCCGCAGCTACTGCGACCGGACTTCCCGCGCACGCGGTTGCAGACGAGGTGCACTGTGTCTGCGGTGCGTCTTGGCTGCGCCACGGCGTCAACAACTACGAGATGACCGACACGCCACGGAAGGCGCAGGCTGACGCGCGGGATGCGCTGATACCCGCCAAGCCGGTTCACCCCAAAGGGATGACCAGCATCAATGCGCGGCTTTCGTTCAACATGGGCTGGATGGCATGCGAGCGCCATCACGGCATCCGCGCAGAAGACGTTGAGCAGGCCGTAGCCACCGACGCCGCTATCGCGGCAGCAAAGGGGGAGTGAGACATGGCACAAGCAAAAACTGAATTCCGTCTGCTTATGTCGCCTCTGTCGCGCACGATCTATGCGGGGCGCGTGAAAGACATTGGCGGAAGCACGGCCCTGTCCGTTGGTGTGCGACATGACGTGACCAATGATTTTCTGAGTTGCGTGATGCAGCTTGGCGAGGCAATGGGAGGGAAGTTCGCCATCAACAACGAAGAAGGCCAATGGGAAGTGACAGTCACCAAGCGCGCCGCCCAGGCAGCGCAAGGGGGTGAGCATGGCTGAGAAGGCGTATTTCTACCGCAGCTTTGATGGTATGTGCTGGCCCGCGCCTAGCGAGCGCTTGGGCGAGATTGAATGGCGCGCCAGATATGCGGCTCCGACTCAGCCCGACCTGCTGATGATGGCCTCTGTGCTTGCCGCCTACCAAGAGCTGATCGTAATGCCAGCCAAGAAACGGGACAGGATCATCAAAGAGCTGCGCAAAGGCCCTGGCATCGTTCTGGCGGCAGCCAAGGAAGGAACGCAGGGATGAGCAAGCGAGCCCGCGACCGAGGCGACAAGCGCGACAGATGGCGCGAACCTATCAACCACCCAGAGCCCCGCTGATGCGGGGTTTTGCTTTTGGGAGACCTCATGGCAATCAGCGCCAGCACTGTGGGCCTGCCAGAAGACAAGGCCTACATAGCCCACCACTTCAACTGCCCTACCTGCTGCGCTGCCGGGCTATCCGGCGGGCAGCAGGAGCGGTGCACTGACGGACTGCTGCTTTGGGATGCCTACAACCAGGCCGCACGCCTTCTGCTCGAACCTTTGAAACCCAACCGCCGGCCCGCAAGGGCCATTTTTAATGGAGGTCGCCATGGATCAAACTGGTGAATTCCTGTTGCCACAAGAAATTAAGCGAATGGCGTCAGCTGGAAAGCTGGACCAGCAAGAAGCGTTTTTGAAGAAAGAGGGAATCCCTCATAAACGCCTGGGTAGGCGTATTCTTGTCTCTCGCGCTCATGCCCGGGCGTGGCTGACTGGAGTGGTTTTCACGCCTTCGCGCGGGATTAACTTAGGAGCTGTCAGATGACTGGAGCCTATCCACGACTGCGCACCAGGACGCGCCGCCGTAAAAGCGGCAAGGTCGTGGTGTATTACTTCTATGACGCATCAACAGAAGGAAACGGGGAGATTCCTCTTGGCACCGACTTCGATAAAGCAATCGCCCAATGGAAAGAGATTACTGAGAACGGCACTCACAGCGCGCGCATAACTGGCACGCTCGAGGAGGCTTTCTCAGGCTGGGAATCGAAAGTCTTGCCAACATACAAGAGCGAAGAGACGAAAAAGGGCTACGCCAAGAATCTCAGGATGATGCGCCCAGTCTTTGCCGAGGCCACTTGGGACCAGGTGAGCCTGCCTGTAATCAAGGGCTACCTGACGAAGCGCACGGCGAAGACCCAGGGCAATCGGGAGATGGCCTTACTCTCGGTCATCTGGAACTGGGCGCGCGGCGAAGGCCTCACCTCCCTACCCTGGCCAGCGGCCGGGATGGAGCGCAGCAAGTGGAAGAACAAAGAAAAGGCGCGAAAGATCAAGGTTCGAGACGATGTGTTTGCGGCTATCTATGCCGAGGCGGCCCAGCACATCAAGGATTGCATGGACCTCGGATCCGCCACGGGCATGCGCCTGACTGACTGCATCACGGTCCTGATGCCGCGCGGGAACCTGCTGACACTGGAGGCCAGCAAGACCGGTAAGGAGGCCGAGTGGGACTTGAACCTGTCCGCAGTTCTGCCCGACCTGGTGCGCAGGCGCAAGGCTCTTGGAGCCGATCATCTGATGCTGCTTTCCACTGCAGACGGGCAGCCGGTGTCGCCCCAGGCGCTTCGCTATGGATGGGACAAAGCCCGGAGCACGGCCGCAGAGAAGGCCATCGAGCGCGGCGACGATGAGCTGGCCGAAGCGATCAAACAGCTCTACCTGCGGGACATGCGAAAGCGCGCTGCACAGAAAGCGGGCAGCCTGGAAGAGGCATCCAAGCTGCTGCAGCACAGCGACGAACGCCTGACCGAGCGCCATTACGGCGGCGTCCGGAGGCTGAAGCCAGTGGGCTAAAAGTGTTCCGGTTTTGCCTTCTCTACCTATAGAGAAGTGCGCCCAAAAAACCGGAACATATCGGCCCGCAGGCCGCATGAATCCTTAATTCTTCACGGGACTCAAAATCCCCCGCCGCAAGGCGTGCCGGTTCGATTCCGGCCCCGGGCACCACATACTAAAAGCCGTTAAGTCTCAATGACTTAGCGGCTTTTTCTTTGCCCATTTATTTTTCAATTCCCCCCTGCGCGTTCGTGGTTGAGTTTTGCCGCGTTCGTGAAAAGAGCCGGGTGCAATGACCACTCTGCAAAAAATGGGCACCTAGCATTGGCTCGCGTCGATTGATATACTGTATTTATGTACAGTCATCGACTCTTGAGCGGCATGCCCGTCCAACTCACTGCCTCCCCAGTTGCTTTGCCGCTGGCAGATTGCAGCGTGCGTGCAGGCTTTCCCTCACCAGCCGAGGACTTCTCAGGCAAGCGGCTAGATATTGCCGAGCTGCTGGTAGAGCATCCACAGGCCACATTCCTGCTGCGCGTGGCAGGGCCATCCATGCGCGAGTACGGCATTGATGATGGCGACATCATCGTGGTCGACCGGGCACTGCGCGCACGCCACGGCAGCATCGTCGTGGCCGTCCTTGACAATGACTTCACCGTGAAGGTCCTGCACAACGCTGGTGGCTGCTTCAAGCTCAGGGCCGGCAACCCCACCTATCCCGACATCGTCCCCAAAGAGAACCAAGAGCTGGAAATCTGGGGCGTGGTCAAGTCCTGCATCAAACGCTTTGCATGAGCATGTATGTTCGCGCTCATCGACGGCAACAACTTCTATGTCAGCTGCGAGCGGGCTTTCAGGCCTGCCCTTGAGGGCATCCCTGTCGTCGTCCTGAGCAATAACGACGGCTGCGCCATCTCACGCTCCGACGAGGCCAAGGCCCTGGGCGTGAAGATGGGGCAGCCTTTTTTTCAGTTGCGCGACCTGGTCGAGCACAAGGGGCTTGTCTGCCTCTCACCAAACTTTGAGCTGTACGGCGACATGAGCGACCGCATGATGTCGCTGGCTGCCGGCCTGGGCCCCGTCCAGGAAATCTACAGCATCGATGAGTCATTCATTGGGGATCTGGACGGCGTGCGGGATCTCACGCGCCGCGCCTTTGCCATCCGCACACGCATCCTGAAATGGACAGGCATCCCTACATGCGTGGGCCTGGCTCCCACTAAGACCTTGGCCAAGCTCTGCAACCATGTCGCCAAGGACTCGGAGCGCAAGCCTGGCAGCTATCCTGCTGAGCTGCAGCGGGTCTGCAACTGGGCAGAGCTGTCCGAACAGCAACGCACCGACATTCTCGGCCGCACCGCCGCCGGCGAGGTCTGGGGCGTGGGCCGGCGCATCTCTGCCCAACTGGCTGAGCAAGGCGTGCTGACTGCGCTTGACCTGGCCAGGCTGCCCGCCCATGCCGCGCGCGATGGCTGGAGCGTGGTGCTGGAGCGCACCGTGCGCGAGCTGCAGGGCGTGAGCTGCATGACCTTGGAGCTTGCCCCAGCCGCCAAGAAGCAGATTGCATGCACCCGCAGCTTTGGACACCCCATCACCACCTTGCCGCCCCTTATCGAGGCCGTGAGCGAATTTGCAACCAGAGCCGCCGAGAAGCTGCGCGCCAGTGGGTTGCGCGCCGGCGCCCTGCATGTTTTCGTGCACACGTCGCCATTCAGGCCCGGTCGTAGGTTCTACGAAACGGCCGTAATTCAACTCCAGCCGCCCTCATCAGACACCAAGGCTCTAGTCAACGCGGCCGTGCGCGGCCTGCGATCGATCTACCAGCCTGGCTACCAACTATCCAAGGCCGGCGTCATGCTGCAAGACCTGTGCCCTGCAGAAGTACAGCAAGGCGATCTGCTTTTTCAGGAACCCAGCCGCGACCAAAGCAAGCTGATGGAAGCCATGGACCGCGTCAATGCGCGCTTTGGCAAGGGCACCGTGCATGTGGCGAGCACCGGAGTACCTGAGCAGGATGAAAGCGGCTGGCGCATGCGCCAAGAGCGCCGCACGCCGCGCTACACCACGAAACTGGATGACATTCCCATTGCCAGGGCCTAAGAAAGATGACTCCACATGCAGTGTTACAAAAAACAACAAACACTAAATGTAGTGCCAAGTGGCACATTTGTACCCCCTAAACACTAGATGTAGTGTCCATCCCATGAAAACACCGATCACAGAAGCGTCAGGAAGTCAAGAAGAAGTATTAAAAATAAGTTTACTGAGCTAAACTAGCCCCAACACACCCGCCACACGTCCTAGCTTCGGCTAGGGTCTGCCTTAAAAAGCAGCGTGCAAAAGGCGGGTTTTTCATGCCCGAAAGTTATTAGTGTGTCCCTAACCACTTTCACTAAATCGGCGTCAAATCCCAGCACGCTGCTTACCAAGCTTGAAGGCCAAGGCCTTCAAGTTGCGGATCGGTCGACGGCGCTCAACTATCTCCAATATGTTGGTGGTTACCGACTCAAGGGATACTGGCACCACCTCATCGACAAAGCAACCAATCAATTCCCACAAGGCTACAACTTTACCGATATAGCTAATCGTTGTGAGTTTGATCGAGAACTACGAGCTGCGACGATTGAAGCCATAGACAGGCTAGAGGTTGCAATTCGATCCAGCATTGCTAACTATTTGAGTCAGAAGCATGGCCCACATTGGTTCTTAAAGCCATCCGCATTCAAACCCACAAAAGCATGGGGTCTAGGGCAACTTCTTCAGAAAATTGAGAGTGAAGTAGGCCGCGGAAAGAACAATTTCGTGAAGCACTACTTCAGCAAGCACGATGACCCGTACCTTCCTCCAAGCTGGTCTATTAGTGAGTGCGTGAGCTTTGGCCTATGGTCCAGAACCTACGAAATCCTGCGCGATACCAATGACAAAAAGGCAATCGCCATGAAGTTCAACATTGATCAACCCAATGTGTTCGCGTCTTGGATTCACGCGATAACAGTTCTTCGAAATGTTGTAGCACATCACGGCCAACTTCTCGGCAATACTCAAAATGTCAGCCCTTGCGAGTACAAGAGACTGGGGATCATTTTCAAGGACAACAAGCAGTTCTTTGCCCTAGCCACTGTTATTCAGTACATGCTCACCCAGACATCACTGCCCAATCGCTGGAAAGCAGATCTGAAAGCCATATTCGACAAATATCCAACGGTCAACATCTTGGAGGTTGGGTTTCCACAGAAGTGGGAATCCCAGCCTGGCTGGTGAAGTCAAAAAGGGCTCTTGTAGCCCTTTTTTTTGGAATTCAGCGCAGCAAAAACATCCCGTTGGAAGCACGCTTGTGCAGCTACTGCAGCCCCTCGATAAGCGTCCTGTCGACCTGCACCTGACCTTTCAGGGCGTTGACCTGAGCATCCCGGCGCTCGACCAGTCCGACAAGCTGGCCAACCACGCCCGCGCCCTCTGCAGCGAGGGCCGCGAGTCGCTGGTGCTGATCTGCGAGATCTCGGCTGGCAGCGGCGTCACCGGCAAGCTGGGCGTTGCGGGTTGCAGCGCTCCTGATGTCGTGCTGCAGGCCTGCAATGCGGGCAGCATCAGCAGCGCGCCCAGCCTCCAGGCGGGCCATTTCTTGCGTGTAGTCATGGGTGTTTTCCTGTTGGGCGGCACCGTGCTCGAGCACGGCAACCGCCTTCTTTTCAGTAGCTGCTTGCGACTGCTGGGCGATCTCTGCAGCCTGCTTTGCCTGAGCAACCTCAACCTTGCCCAGCCGCTGGGTCTGCACGGCCAGCAGTAGTGCAAGGCCCAGGGCTAGCCAGGGCCAGATGCGGGATGCGCCGGTCATGCCAGCCCTGCCTCACAAAGCTGTCGCTCAGCCGCGCGGCGCTTGACCAGGCCGGGCAGCTCCTTGCCTCTGGCATAGATCCAGCGGCTCAGCTCGGCACAAGCGCCGTCGTAGTCGCCCGAATTGGCCTTGCGCACCAGAGTGCTGCGGCAAAAAGCGTCATCCCCCACATTGAACGCAAAGCTTAAAAATGCCGCCCGCTGGCCGTCCGTCAGCGGCGCGCGAACGCAGCTCAGGGCGTCGGCATGCTTGGCCAAGTCCTTGTAGAGCATTTCCTCGCACTGCTGGCGGGTATAGGCCTGACCCATCTTGAGCTCCGGGCCGGTGTGACCCGTGCAGGCCGTGATGATGCCCACCGGGTCGCGGTAACTGCGCAGCACAGTGCCCTCGTACTTCTGCACCAAGGGCACAACCAGGACGACGGCCGCGCCGCCGATGGTTGCAATGAGTTTTTCTTTCCAGTTCATCGGCTTATCACTCCTTTGATTGCGGCCCAGAAGCTCACGCACGCACCACCCAGCATGACGATGGCAGCCAGTGGCTTGGCGACCTTAGCCACCCAGTTCAGCACCTTGAAAGCGCCCTTCATGGCAGTAAAGAACTCCAGCATTTCCGCCAGCTGCTGCTTGAGCTCCTGCAGCTCCTGGCGCTCCTCTTGCAGCCCTTGGGCTACTGTCTTCAAATCGCGCTCGATGGCGGCCATGCGCTCACTCCCCTTGTCAAAGCGTTCATTCATCTGCCGGCGTGTAGTCGCTGGCAGCTCGTTGCCGTAATCGTCCATAGCCCTCCCAGGCAGTAAAAATGCTTTCCGCGCCGCAGTGCTACCAAGCAATACGGGCAATTAACCAGATGCTTTGGCTATCTATGGCCCAACTGAATAAAACGCTGCCGTGTTAGACAAGTTCAAACTCTCAGCAGCAATCCATGCATCACTCAGAACACCAGGGCGCAGGTACACAAAGCCAATGGTTCCTCTGAAAATTTCTGTGGTGTTCCCGCCCTCTCCTACGCCTACATAGAGAGCGACATCCACAAGGCTTGCCGGTGGGCGCTGCGATACGCTGCTGGTCGTTGCTTTCTTTACGCCATCGAGGAAGACGGATCTCGATGCGGTGCCGTTATGAGTGGCATGGCATCTGTACTTGGTCGGCAACGCCATCGCACCAGCCCCTGAGGTCCAGCCATCTACCTGATTCCAAAGGCCCAGCTCACCGGAGCTGCGGCGGGCAATTACTTCCCGGCTGGCGTTATCGGCGCTGTTCTTTTTGGTATAGCTGACCATGGCCGCGCTGTAGCCAGGATCAACAACGGTGATCGCTGAACACGCCATGGTCCAAGCAGTGTTCTTTGGCACCCCTTCTGCCCCCCACCATCCTGAAGTGGTGTAGCGATAGCCGACATTCGATACGCTCTGAATATTCCCGGATGTCAGCGTCCCGATGGTGTTGGTCGTGGCCGCCAAAACACCATCCCCATGTCTTTCTATTCCTGTCAAATCAGCCGATTCAGGTGCGACAAAAACGGTTCCCTTGATCGCCCCAGTTTTGGTGACTCGGTAGATCTCTCTTCGCAGCGCGACCAAAAACCCACCATTCCAGCAACCTATCGCTGTTGCGAATGCGGCAACGGTGATAGTTCCAGTGACAGGGATTGTTGAAACAAATTTGAGCAACGACAGGTCAAATTTCCAGATGTACGAGAACTCACCAGTCGTAAAAACTGCATAGACAAAGCCGTCATATGGGTCATATGTGAGTCCGCCATCCAGGCTCGACGGGACTGTGACGCCAGAGTCAAAAGCCAGCGGAAAGTAGCCCGTTCTGGCAAGGCTTGTCTTGTCGTAGACCGCCATAACCGCATTCGGGATGCCGACGGTATTGGTGAGAATGACGTAGAGGCTGTTGCCAACAATGCATGCACCCGTCGTGCCGGTGTAACCAGCGATACCGGATCCAGGTGACGGGTTCTCCGCAGACTTCACAAATGTTGTCGCGTCGTATCGAGCGATCACCGAACTGGAGACGGTGATGATGTCCTTTCCATCAGGAATAATCTTCGATGCAGAAAACGGAGTAGTGACATACCCAGAGCGCTCCATGGATCGCGGCTTGTCGCCCACAATGAGGTCGCTGCCAACTCCGGTGTGATCCTCATAATCCCCACCAAACATATAGACGCGATCGAAGCCGGCCCAGGTAGCATTTCTGCCATTGGGTGCGGTTTTCAACACGCGCTTGTCGCTTGGGTTGCCCCAGTGCACATACAAAGTGGTCTGCACGCCAGCGGCCAAGTCCACCCTGGCAAACAGGAAGCCCGTTTTACTGACCGGGTTGAATGCCACAAGGTCAAACGGGAGATCTAGGCCCGCGCCGTTCTTGACACGAACATCGTGTCCATCGACCTTATTGCTTATGCCGTCCCAGAATCTGGCCGGCAAGTCTTGCAAAGCGATATACAGCGGATACCCCGGCATGTTCTCGACCTGGGCGTTGACAGTGATTTGCACGCGGTTACCGCCTCCGCTGCCGCCTTTCATACGTGCGCTTGCTGTAATTCCAGGGATCATGCTGCAGCCTCCGTGCTGCCGAACACATCGGCGCTGGCAGTGCTCACAAACTTCACCGTGACGGTGTCGCCCGGCGCCAAGACGAGCGTGCCGCCCTTGGGCGGGCTGAGCGTGATGCCCGTGGCCGACAGCGTCACATTGCCGCTGGCCGAGCGGTTGGCGATGTGCACCTCCTGGCCCGTGGTGAAGCCGGCGGCGACATCAAACGTGCAGGCCTTGGCGCCAGAGGCCGTAAAGCGCAGATAACTGCCCACATCGGCCAAGGCCACCGCACGACTGGCATTGGCATCGGGCACCACTGGCGCAGCACCGCCACCAGACGAGCCACCGGTGTTGCTGATGCCGTGCACACCGCCCAGGCCGGCGCGGTGGTCCTCGATGGCCGTCACCGTGGCCGGGCCGGTCGTGAGCTTGTACACACGGGCATGAGCGTCTGTATTGGTCCATGACGCATTGCTGCTGCTTGCGCTGATGGCACCCGTGGCGCGGTTGACGGTGACATAGAGCGTACTGCTGGCCGCCAGGGACAGCGTGCCCGCTGCGACCGCAAAGCCGCCCCAGCGCCCGCCCAGGTAGCCCCAGATCAGGGCCGTGGTGGCGGCGGCGTCCTTGGCGTAAACCGCCATATGCTCCAGGGCAGTGAAGTTCTCATTGACAGGAACTTCCGGCGAATCCTGTGCCGGGAGCCATTGCTGCAGACTCATGTGCAGACCCTTTCTATGGTTGATGCGTAGCCGGCGCCTGCAGTGGCCGACATCTGCGCCACGACAAAGCGCAGCAACTCGCCGCCCGCCAGCCCATCGGCGGCGCGCATGGCCGGCGTGTAGATAAATGCGGTCGTGGTGACAGTGGCCGTTCGCAACAGCGTTGCGCCGCTTTTGACCTGCACCCGATAGCTTTCTGTGTCTTCGCCCAAGGGCACCACCGGCGCAATGCCGCCGTAGCGGTACGCCAGCCGGGTGCGACGCTGCCAGCTCAGGTGCACGCCCAGCGCGTCCACCAGGCCGCGCAGGCCTGCCGGGCTGAAGGGCTTGAGCGCCACGCTGGTGTCGGTGAAGGTGCGAGGCTCCACGCTGCTGAGCAGCTTGCCGCTGGTCAGCACCTTGAGCTGCACGGGGATGTTGACCTCGTTGGGCTGGGTAGCCTGGCGGCGCAGGCGCCGGTCGAGCAGCACGCAGCGCTCTTGAGCCACATGCCCGGCCATGGCCCACTCAGTCCCGCGCTGGCCGCGCAGCAGACTGCTCAGGCGGTAGGTGTAGACATTGGCCGGTACATCGGAATCCAGCAGCTCGGCATGACGAAACCGCACGACCTCGGCACCCACCAGCAACGCATTGACCGTGTCATCGAGGAGCATGGCCTCTCGGGTGCTGCTGGCCAGCTGGCCCCAGACACGCACGGTCAGCGTGCTGGCTTCATCAAACACAGCCCCGCCCACCCAGGCCGATAGCACCGTGGTGCAGTGGCCCAGGACGGCAGCGTCCAGCAGAGTCTGCAGGTGCATATAGTCCACGCCATCCCAAGATGCTGTCGCCACCGCGCCGCGCCACTGGTCGGTGGCGTGGTCAATGCTCTCGGGCGCTGCGGCCAGGTAAAAGCCTGAGGCATTGTCTGCATCGCGCAGAATGGGAATGTCCATGGCCTCCCAGACCGTGTCCGGCACGCGGGTCGGCTCGGTGACGCTGACATAACCTTCGTCCGTGATGGCAGCACTCTCAAGCGCCCCTACGTCATCGAGCACGCATTCCAGCTCCAGAAACATCTGCTGGTCCTTGCGCGTGGTGATACGCAGGCGCAGCACCCGGCCATCCAGGGCCACGGCTTCGATCACATCACCGGGCTCCAGGAAGGCATAGCGCAGCGGCACGGCCAGCGTGGTGCTGTGCATGCTGGCCGCCATATCGAACAACAGCGCATCGACCACCGCCTTGGCTTCGGCCGGCAGCATGCCCAAGGGCACCTGCAGAGTCTCCGTGCTGGCCTGCCCGGTCACCAGGCGGTCCGAGAACTGCGTATCGGCGTTGTAGTCGGCCGCCATATTGGAGTAGGTCAGTGCGAGCTGGGCAGGCTGCTCCAGATCGTTGCCAATCTTGAGCGCCAGCGGCTCCTCGGCGCCGCCGGAATCATTGCCAAAGCCCAGATCTGCGAACGGGATGCGCACCACGGGCGCCACCGCACGCGGGCGCAGGGCCAGCTTGTCGGCCGCCGAGCACTCGAAGAACCAGCCCTTTTGCAGCACTTCGAGGGCGCTGCGGGTGTTGGCGGTCTGGGACAGCGTCAGAGCACGCAGTGGCTTCTCCAGATCCCGCAGCGGCACCGCATCAAAGTCGGCAGCCGCATAGCCGGCCCGGAACAGCAGGCTGCTCGACACGCCCTCCAGATCTCGGCTGATGACATCGCTGCCGCCAGGAATATCCAGATAGCGGTTGAACGGCGTGATGTAGTCCTCATCATCGTTCTCGACCACCACCACGCTGATGTTGCGCTCCTGCAGGCGCTGCATGAAGTAGTCATAGGACGCCTGGACCGTGCCAGTGGTCATCGATCCTGAGTTATCGACGAACAAGGCAATGGAGCTGTTCATCGGCAGCTCATCCAGACCGCATAGGCCATACCAGTCCGAGCGCAAAGCGACATTGCCCTCATCACGGGCCACAGGGATCGGGCCGATGAAGTTTGGGCCCGGGTCCTGAGGCGTATAGAGCGGCAGCGTCGGGTGTGTCGGTCGCAGCACAAACATACGGCGCTTGGAGAAGCGCTCGCTGAAGTCCGCCCACTTGGCATTGACTCCCGCCTGCGAATCCTGAGCATCGTTCTCATCGATGACGGCAATGCAGGTGATATTGCTGCTGGTGGTCGAGGTGCCAATCTCAAACGTCAGGTTTGGGATGTTCCCACTGCCGCCTAGGTCCAGGTTCTCGATCACCACATAGCCATGACCCCGGTACGCGGGCGCATTGCCCACGCCGACGGCGGCTTCATAGAGCGGGTCGGGCATCTGCTCGGCCGTGCCGGTATAGACACGCATCTCACGCCAGAAGCCGTCCTTGGTAGACCCTTGGCCGTAAACCAGTTCACTGTTGGCCCACACCCGGCCCACGCCCGCAATGGGGTTCTCGGACAGCAGGATCATCAGATCGCAGGTGTAGGTATAGCTGGTGCTCTCGGATCCGCCGCCCTTTCCCTGACTCTCGGTGTGCTTGTGCTCACGGCGCTCACTGGCCCAGATGATCTGACCAGCAATGCGGGGGGAGCCCTGCACCCAGGGCAGCGGCTCACCGTAGTCAGTGCCGGTGATCTTGAGATCATTGAGGCGCGGGCCTTCCTGCTTTTGCGTCTCGGCGAAGGCATAAGCGCCCAGCAGCGAGCCAGCTATCCAGCCCACCTTGGCGCCGGCTGGACCTCCCACCATGAAGCCAACACCAGCACCGACCGCTGAAACAACGAGCTGCGCCATGGCTACACCCCTCGGAAACGGAAAGCAGCCACAAAGCGCATGGCGGCAGAGAACAGAAGCCGCGTCTCGATCACCCGGCCCGCCGAGCTGCTGGCATGGATGATGGACAGCCCGCCATGCGCGTAGTCGCCCAGCACGCCGATGTGCTGCGGGTAGCCGTCAAAGGCCACGCAGATCACATCGCCTGGCGCCATCTCATCGCGGCCCACCTCATCCAGCTGCTCATAGAGGTGCTTCATCAGCGAAAAGCCGTCCGGCACCCGGCTGTAGCCGCGAACGTCATAGCCATGCTGCAAGACCCCGGCGGCGCGGCCCACTGAAACCACGAGCCCCACGCAATCCAGGCCCACGCCAGGGCGCCTTGCCTGGTGGTGATAAGGGGTCTGCAGGCAAGATCTGGCGATCTCCACAATCAGTTTCTTCATACAGGCCTCGTGATGACATCAGGACTGGGCCGGTGCGGCTCCCCCTGAAAATTGATGGCGTTGCCGAACTTGGCGCTGCAGTCTTCGTTCAGGCGCTTGCGGCAGCCGGCCACAGCCGTGAGCTGGTCGCCCACGGCAATGGGCAGCACCATGGGCAGCACCAGCGTGACCACGCCGGCGGCACTCTGGCTGCGTACCTTCTGAGTCAGGCCGGCATTGGCGCCGGTCTTCCAGGTCAGTAGCCCCTCGCCCAGGTAGTCGTCGGGCAGGCCACCGCTCACGGTGAACGTGCGCTTGTCGGTGACGGCAGTCACCGTCACGGCGTGGGTCAGGTCGACCAGGCTGCGATTGCACTGGGCCAAGCCCGTGGCGCCCAGGCGGCTGCGGCAAGTCTTTTGCGAGACCATGCCCAGGGACTGCTGCAACTTCTGCTTGAGGCCGCGCAGCTCCACAGTCAGCGTGGCCGAGCCCAGCGTGATCTCGCCCAGCCATCCGCGCATCAGCGGCTCCACATCGTTGGTGATGGTGGGAGCGGCCACATCCCAGCGGTAACGGAACAAGCGGAACTCGGCGTTCTGCCACAGGCCTGCAGCCACCTCTTCGCGCACGAACAGACTGCCATCGTCCAGCGTGGTCAGCTCCAGGTTGTCCACGGCAAAGCCAGAGGTCGCGGTGATGCCGCTGGCACTCAGGCCCTGTTTGCAGTCAAACACCAGAGCGGCGTTGTCTGTGCCCCAGGCCCTGACGTCCAGCACCAGGGGCTGGTCGTGGCTGGTGAAGGCGAACACCTTGCCGTCCGTGCGCTTGATCAGAATGGCGCTGGCCAGGCAGGTGCTGCCGCTGTCGTAGTGGGCCTGCAGGGCTACCGGGATCTGCTTCATAGGCGAATCTCCTCCAGCTCGATGCCGGACCACTCCGTCCACATCTCCGGGCCGCCCAGGAATTTCCAGACAGCCGCCGGGTCCTTGAATGCCACAGGGACATGGAATTCACCCTGCCAGGCATAGGCATCGCCAGCCACATGCCCATCGATGGTGGCCCGCCCGGTCGACAGATCCACCACTGCCACAGCCTGCGACCACACGCCAGCGCGGTTGCGCCAGACGCTTACGCCGGCAACAGGCTTGAAGATGGGACGCACAAAGGTGCGCGACCCATAGGTATAGAGGCGATTGAGCTGATAGACGTTGCCCGCAATCAGCGTGCAGTTGGTTCGGCCAAGATCGGCCTCATGGTCAGCCGGGTCCTGAAAACGGAAGGCATCGGCATCGCCCCCCACCACATAGAAGAAAGAGCGCAGCTGCTCAAACTCCTCGCCCTCGCGGGTTGGCTGGGCAATCGTCCACTCGTGCAGCGGGTACTTGGCCTCGCGGTTGGTGATGCGCTGGCCGGCTGACGAATAGGCCTTGCTGTTGAGAAAGCGCGGACCGCCTTGCGCATCACGGCTGATGCCTTCGGGAAAGAGCTCGTCGAAGAATGCCATGGCTTATCCATTCCTCGCTTGAGCAACACTGATCTGGCGCGCTGCTTCACGACCGAGCTGCATAGCCGTATCTCGGCGTGCACCGGCAGGAAAGTGCGCGGACACATAGTAATTATTGGTGGCTGCTCCGGCTGGTGCGGATGATGCACTTCCGCCACCACCCACATAGCCGCCGCCGGCATAGCCATTGAGTCGCCCCAGAAAGTCCAGGCCCAGGGCCCGCGTGCTGGCCGCGTTGATCACATATTCACCACGGTGCACAACCCCAGCAGGCTCGTACTTACCTCCAGCGCCTGTGTATCCGCCATCGGCATAGCCGAATGCGGCCTTGAGGCCTGCACTGCTGTAGTCGCCAAAGCCTGCATTACCGACAGTTTGAGTGCCGCCGGTCAGCATGCCGATACCGGTGCCGATCAATCCCATCAGGCCACCGCCTGAGCTGCCGCCACTGCCGGCAACGCCCAGCGCATTGCTGATCTGCTGCTTGATGATGATTCGGGTGATATCGGCCACGATGCTGTTGGCCAAGTCGGAGAAAGACAGCTTGCCCGTGGTGACAAAGGTCACCAAGGCATCCTCCATGCCCTGCAGTGCATTGCTGACTGCGTTGCCCGTCAGATCCGCAACATTGGCAGCTGCATCTGCGTAATCCTTTAAGGCTCTCTCTGCACCCAAGGCCCAGTTGCCCTGGGCCTCAGTCATCGCAGCAAACGTCCCTCGGTATTTGGCTAAGGCCTTGCCTTGGAATTCATCGATCAGACCAAGTTGGTCCTGAAAATACTGAACCTGCTTGGGCGTGAGCTGACCACCCGCAGCAGCCGCAAGCTCGTTGCGCTGACGCGCCAGGTCGTAGCGGCGCGCATCATAGGCATCGCGGATCTGGTCCATGCCCGCCGTGTAGGTGCGCTCGCGGCTTCCCATGCCCACCGCCGCAACGTCTCTATCCATGGCGCGGCCCATGGTCTCAAGGTACTGCTCTGCCTCTTGGCGCGCCAGCTCCAGCGCCTTTTGCTGCTGCGCGAATGGCTGCTGCGACAGCAGAACGGCCTGCGCGCGCACCAGCCGCTCCATGCTTTCGGCAGAGCCGTCAAAGGCTTCCGACAGCAGGCCCCATTTCTTGGAGAAGTCGGGCAGCAGGTCATCCATGTGCCCCAGCAACTCATCACCCAGCTCTTTACCCTTGCGGGCACGGATCTTCTTTTCAACCTCTTCCAGCGCACCGAGCTCGCCCCTCACCGATGCCAGGCTTGAGGCCGACAGCTTGAGCTTGCCCTGCAGCATGTCCTGATCCAGCTTGATGCGGATCTTCTGGCTGTCGGTCAGCTTCTGGTCGCTTTCCAGCTCACGGGCAAGCTCCTCGGCCTTGGTGCGAATGCTGGTGACCAGATTGTCATAGGCGGTCTTTTCGGCCCGAATGGCTTGCGCACCGGCTTTGCTGCCCTTCTCGGCCTTGAAATTGGCATCGGCCAGCTTGCCCACCAGGTTCTGATATTCAGCAAGCGACAGGTTGCCCGACTGATACTGGGCAAACAGCTTGTTCAATGTGGGCAGGTAATCCTTATCCACCCCATAGAGCTTTTGCCGGATCTCGGTGAGTTCCTTTTCCTCTTTACCGCGCCGCGCCTGTGCAGCTTCCAAGGTTTCAGGATTGATTGTCCCCCGGCCACCACCAGTCCCAAGTGGCCCCGCATTCAAGGATGACTGCTCTATTAACAGCTTCTCGCGCGCCTTCTTGCGCTCCTGAATACCAAGCTCAATATTGGCAACACGATCCATTTGCCCATTTGCAGCGGCAAAGACCTTGTCGCTTTCAAGTCGGGTTATTTCGTCGCCCAAACCCTTCAACGAGCGCTCCAGTCCAGCAGATGTCTTGGAATAGGCGTTTGCAACTGCTACGCCTGCACCAACAGCCGCACCAATACCCAGCAACGCAAGCACGGCTGGATTGGCTGCCAGCACCACACCCAAAGCAGAGATCGCCCCCGTCACCAAGCCCAAACCTCTGACCAACAACGCTGCACCGCCCACCACTGCGGCACCGGCCAGCGTGTTGCCAAGCACCGAGAATGCCGTCTCGTTACTGCGAATCACATCACCCAAGGTCTGCACCCCAGATGCCAAGCCACTGATTGCAGACGCCAGAGTACTTGTAGCCCCGGTCGCCTTGTCCAGATTGCCGACCGTTACGACAGTCGCATTGGACAGCTGGGTCCAGGCCTGGCCAACGGTCAGAACGGAGTTCTTGACCTCGCCAGCCAAGACCGCGGCTTGTGACTCCAAGGCCTTGATCACCTTGTCGGCAGTGATTGCACCTTGCTCACCCATCTTGCGCAACTCGCCACGACTGACGCCCAGACCATCTGCCAGGGCTTGCGCGAGGCGAGGGGTCTGCTCCAGTACAGAGTTCAGCTCCTCGCCGCGAAGCGTTCCGCTGGCCAGGCCTTGACCCAGCTGAGTCAGCGCAGCCTGGGCAGCTTGAGAGCTGGCACCACTGATGGTGACCGCATTACCGATGGCCTCGGTAATCTTGAGCAGCGTGCTTTGACCGACACCCAGATCCTTGGCCGCACTGCTGATACTGGCAAAGGTGCCGCCCAGCTCGGTGAAGCTAACGCGCGAGCGCTGGGCGATATGGAATAGCTCGTCATAGGCATGCGAGGCAGCTTGTGCGCTGCCCGTGGCGAGCTTGAGTTGGTTGTGCAGGCTGGTGACGGCATCTGCCACACGAACGAACTCCGTGAAGCTGACCACACCCGCAAAGGCCGCCACCATGGACCCGACTGCGCGCCCCGCCAAGCCCGCCGCATCACCGATGGTGCCCATGTCATTGCTGACACGGCGCAGGCCCGCGCTGACCTCGCGGTCACCGTTCAGGCTCAATTGCAGGCCGATTGGCGTCATGCAGTGGTCACTCCCTTATTTGTTTTCAACCAACTGGCGTTTGTCACGAATGGCTGCCCAGGCGTTGAGGGCTTCCAGCTCGCAGGCAACCAGGCAAGCCCATAGCTGCCTGCGTTCTTCGCTAGGCGGCATGCCCACCTCATCCAGGTAGGCGCGCACGCCGGCGTAATCGAGGCCGGTTGCCCCACCCATGCCACCCACCCGCCACTGCGTTTGCAGGGCTTGCCAATGCAACCAAACGGGCTCGTACTCCGGCCAGACGTAGATGCACTCATCAACATCGACAGCACGCAGCTTTGCCAGCATGCGGGCCATGGGGCCATTTGCTGGGACTTGATTCGTGCTTGCATTGGCATGTGCGTACTCAATAGTCCGGCGTACGGCCCGCGTTAGTTTTTTTCCTTGGCACCGACCTCGGCCAGGTAGGCGCGCGTAGCGAGCAAGGCCATGCCAGGGATGGAGCACATGGTCCTCAGCCCCTCCAGCGAGAAAGCGACGGGCTGGCCGTCCTCACCCTTGACGTCTGACCATCCCTGCACGACCTCCTCCAGAAAGTCGATTGCAGGGCGGTCCTGCTCACGCATGACATCACCCACCTCTGCCTGAGTCAGGCGCTTGCAGGTGAGACCAAAGTCAAACGCCTGGGGCTTGCCAGCGGGATCGTTGATGGAGCCCTTGATGCGGATGCCCACCGTGTTGCTAAAAACGAGTTTGAGTGCCATGTGAAATGCCCGAACGGGCCCGATGAAGGCGTGCGCAGCGGTCCCGCTCGGGCGACACGGGACAGGCTGGCAACCATCGCCAGCCCCGCTGCGCACAAAAGGATGCTCAGATGGCTGGCGGCAGCGTGGTCGTTTCGCCCTGACACTGCAGAGTGACAGGGGTCTGCACGGCACCCTGCGCCTGGCCTGTAGGCGCACCAGAGGCAGAGGGAATGGCAACAAACATGACCTGCGCACCATTGGAGAAGGTGAACACCACAGCACGCTTTGCCTTGGCCTTGGCCGCCTTACGGCACTCCACATAACCAGGGTCATCCGGGTCCAGCAGATTGGTAAAGGAAAAGGTCACCGGGTTATTGGCCACGGGCGCATTCCTGAGCTGGGACACATGGATGGTGGAAGTGCTGGCCGTGACCGGGTCGCCGCCAGAGGCTGCCACCTCTTGCACAGAGCGGAACTCAGCATCCAGCGTGACCACATGGGCTTGACCGGATTTGAAGGTGCGGTAAGCCGTGGTGTCCTCGCCTTCGAGCTTGAAGGTCTTGGCGGCAGTGTCCACATCGGCAATGCGAAAGGCGCGGTCATTGACGGCAGACATGCCAGTAACGTTGCGCAGCACGATGATGTCGCCATCCTCGGGCTCAGGCACTGGCACACCGCTATAAGTCACAACGCCTTCAGCGGCTTTGCTGATGGCCGCGATGGTGATGGCCGCAGATGCAGCGGTTTCCACAGCCACGCCCACATCGGTCCAGAAAATTGGCTCCATGGTGATACTCCTCTATCAGGTCAGATCTGCGGAATTCGCGGAATGCCGCACGTAAAAAGTCGCAGTGGCGCAGGCTGTGGATTCACCATCCACATCAAAGTCCCACTCGATGCCCTGCAGGGCGATGCCAGAGGCCAGGCCTCCAAGCGTCTTGTCCAGCTGCAGGCGCTGCTGCACGGCCTGCAGCACGCCGTCTGCCACCTCATCGGCGCCCTGAGCAGCCGAGGCACGGCCATAGCAGTCGACCAGGATCGAGGTCACCCAGGTGCCAACCGGCATGCGCCCGGCCACCTGATCGACCTGGGCCTGCCCCTGGCGGACCACTGCGGCCGTGCGCACGTTGGATGCCAGCACACGGGAGCGATTGCGCTCGATGTGGCCGGCCACCGGTGTGGCTTGCTGCAAGACAGCCTCTACAGCCTTGCTCATACGCAGAAAGCGGGTACTCACAGCACAACCTCCAGCATCAGGCGCATGTCGGTGCCATCGGGGTCAGACTCGGCAATGCTGTAGGCCTTGCCGTTGATGGAAATGGGCAGGCCCACGGGGTTGGCGGGCAACTTGTCCGCCGGCACCAGAACGGTGGGCTGAGTCGTTGCCATGCCAATGGGCCCCACGCCGCCCGCCGCCGCGTCGTCATCAAAGATGCCGCCGAAGTCCTCGCCACCGTCAATCGACACGATGGCGTTAGGCAGAGTGCGAAAGACAGCCTTGCTGACTTGCGACTCCAGGCGGGCGAAGGGGGCTAGTGACATGCCGAGATCCCTATCAAGCGGCTGGTGCCGCGTAAGTGCCCAGCTTCATTGCCACCGTGGCAGCGCCATTCGCAGCAGCGGCAATTGCCACCCCCACGCACAGCTGCGCTGCGGCAGTCTTGTTGACGCACTTGTTGGCGGCATCCCAGAACAGGCGGTCACCCACGGAGACGGCCAGGGCGCTGGTCTTGGCGATATCCACCACGCCATCGGTCTTGAACTCGCCTTCTTCATTGGCAGCCACATCGCCTGTCGCCACACCGAAAAGTGCGGCACCAGCGAGATAGCCGACACCACTGGCGACCGCGACAGCCGGGATAAGGGTCACAATCGAACCCGCTTGAACATAGTTCTTCATAAGAAACTCCTTTGAGCCTTGTTGAGAGATGAGCTGCAGCAGCTGCTGCAGCGTTGCTTCATCAGGCAGCGCCAGTGGCCTTACGCAGGCCACGGAAGTCGGTTGCCTTGGCGGCGAAGTCCAGGCGAGCCTTCATGCTCACGCCGTCGACCTCAAAGCCCATCTCGGACTCGATGACCGGACCCTCGGCACCGTCCAGGTAGCAGTACTCGACCGTATCCACCTGAGCCGAGTTGGCAGCCAGGTACCAGGCGGAGGCGCTGTTGGCATCGAGCAGAGGCTCGACCACAGGCTCCAGAGCCGTGCGACCGCCGGAGCGGAACTCATTGACCTGGCCAGGCTCGACAGGCACGTACTGCGCGCTGGTGTATTGGTAGGCAACCTGCTCCAGAGCGGCGGGCACAATGAGATAGCGAGGCGAGAGGTTGAGCAGCTCGCCCTGCATTCCCTTTTGCAGACGCATGTCCTTACGGCCAGCGCCCAGCTTGTCGATGCTGTCCAGCACGCTGCCGGCGCCTGCCAGGTTGCCGTGGGTTGCATGGAACAGCGCCACACCGTCGGCCATGTCGGCGTTGTCGGTCAGCTGCGAATAGACCAGACGGTTTTCCAGTCGGGCAGCGCTATCGCCAAAGGCGCCGACGAGTCGATCAAAGCCGCGCAGATCGTCATTGACGATGGCCTGACGAGTCAGAGCCACGATGCGGCCATAGGTGACGACCTTGTAGCTCTCGGCGCCATCCTTCAGGGTGCCGTACTTGAACTCGCCATGCTCATTGGTGCGCAGCAGCTCGGGCGCGCCAGACAGCTGCACCACCGAGATTTCCTTGAAGTCAGGCGCATTGGGCGCACGGCGAGCCCAGACACGGTAGGTACTAGCAGCCTGCTCATACGCAGAACGCAGACGGCGGCCTGCCACGTTGGAGAGCAGAGCCGAGAAATCGGAAGTACCCATGTGGCCGGCAGTGCGCACCTGCAGCATGCGGCTGGCGATCTCCAGCCGAGACATGCCACGGGTATTACCGCCGTTGCGCTCGATCATCTCGCGGCCAATCTCGATCAAGCTCATGCCGCGGTATTGGCGACCGTTATCGGTCAATGCAGACGATGCATCGACGCGGTGGAGCAGAGCCTCCTGCAGGCCAGCCATGCGGGTTTCTTGCTCGTCAGACACGGTCTCGATGCGAACATTGCGGTGGCCACCGGCTGCAGAGTCACGGCGCGCCAGCTCTTCCAGCACCGCTGTGCGAGCCTGCTCGACCGTGTTGCCCCCGCGAATCAGGCCTGCAGCCAGGGCAGAAACGCCATGGCGCTGGCACAGATCGGTGATATCGCCAGAGCGCTGCTGCTCGGCTTGGCGGGCAGCTACTGCCGCCTCATCGGCAGCATTGGCATTGCGCTGCTGTGTCTGCTCGTTTGCAGGTGCTGCCGATACGGCTGCGCCAGAGTCCTGAGTCGTACCAGGCATGGTAGTTTCCTTTCGGTTGGGGGAATCTGTAGAGCTGCCAGACACAGAACGTGTGGAGGCAGAGGGTTGAACTTCTATGAATTCGCAGGGGAAGGTGCGGACTTCGCGCTCTGCATCAGCATCCTGTGGAGCGCCACCAGCAGCGCGAATCTGGCTGTCCATGTCGGCAGGTATGGGAACCAGGGATACTTCGTAAGGCTCCCAGTCAACGACGCGGTATTCCCAGACGCCACCCTCCTGCTCGGGGGCGACCATTTCGACGCGGTGGCGGACATAGCCCACGGACACGTTGCGCACAATGCGGTCGGCCACGTCTTGCACATAGCCGGCCACGGACTCGCGGCGACTAAAGGCCACATCGCAAATGCCTTCACCACCGGTGATTGCCGGGTTTTCAACCACCCCGATTTGGTCTTCCAAATCCCAAGAACGATGGGTGTTGAGCAGCGGCGCACCACGCTGCAGACGATCCAGTCGGATGGAGCCCTCTTCTACGACCAAGCGCTCCATATAGGGACGGTCGCGGTACCAGTCATAACGGCGAACCGCCGCACCGGCGGTAAAGACCATCGAGGCGCGAGCCAAGGGCGAATTGCCATCACCCTCGGTTGATGCTGCACGCTGGAAATTGCGCAGCTCCATGGAGCGACCCGCCAGCGGCAGCTCGTCGCGGCGGGTGGATTGGGTGTTGGCGTTGATGTTTGGCATACCCGGCACTTTGCGCGCCGGGGTGTCTCAAAGCGACCCAGTTTGAGACAAACTGCAATTAAGGCTGAGCGCTGTTTGTGTCGGTTGCCCCTTTAACCTTCATCATCATCAGCAAGATGTCCAGGACGCCAGCCTTCTTCAGTCGCTCCACATCCTCCTTCATCTCCTGCACCACTTCCTCAGGGTCGTAGCCCCGCTGACGCAGCTTTTCGCTGAAGGTCGAAAGCCCGCCGGCGATCTCTTTCAGGTCGGATTCGACATCGTCACGCGGGTTGGTGTACTCCCATTTGGGTGTGGCATAGCGCACGTTGTAATCGGCCTTTTTCACCAGGCCGCCCAGCTCTGCCGCATCAACGAACGCCCTGACCATGGGAGCAATCAGACAGGGGATGACATGCAGCCACTGCTCCCGCTCTGCCTCGCGCTTGTAGTCAAGACGGCGAATGCGGGCACTGCTGAAATTCACCTGACTCACATCGCCGGTCATCATTTCGTAAGTCCAGCCTGCGCCGGCGGCGATGAGGTGGAGCGCCTGGCGGACATACTCTACGTAGCCGGGGACCGCTTTAGGCTCCACAACCGTCAGCGTCGTGCCCGTAGGAACTTCCATCAGCCCGCCGCTGGGGAGATCACCCAGCGTGCGTCCACCCTCCGATACCTTGGTGCCTTGACCGTCTGCCAAGGCATTGACATCACCAGAGGCCAGAACGCTGAGTCTGGACTCTAGGTTCTTACGGTTGATCTCAGCATCCTCATACAGCGAGAGGTCCCGCACACGGGTAATTACCGGAGCAATGCGCGGAAACCCACGCCCCTGGCCAGGCCGCTCTTTCGTGAAGTAGTGAATGACAGTGGTGGCAGGCACGAATCTGCTGCCGCCATTGCGCGAGCGAGGCAGCACCATGTCACCGGGGTGCTGCTCAAATAGGTAATAGCCCATCACACGCCCGAGAGCGTCGTAGGCCTTGCCCTGCACCACGTCATAGCCGTCTATACGACCATTGCGGCTATCGTCCAGCCAATCAATTTCGAGCACCTGAAACTGCACAGGGACCGCGATGCCGTCTTCTTTACGGCGCGGACGAATACGAATAAGCACCTCACCATCACGCGCAGCAGTCAGGTGGGCCAGATCCTGCAGTCCATAAATGTCGAGCTGGCCATCTGCATCAGCCTGGGTCCCCCACTCCATCCAGAGCTTGGCGAAGGCCTTTGCCTCGGAGCCCAGCCATTTCGGGATGATGCCGGTGCCAATGATGTTGGCCGTATGGCTAGACAAGCCGCGTGCAATATAGGGCACGTTCTGCGCAAGCGCGCGTGACCTGGTCCGCAACGTGCGCGCATCAGCTGCATGATCCGCGTTCGCGCTGGCACCAGAGCGGCGAGGGCGCCAGCCATCGGTCTGATTTGCACCTTCATAGGCGCGTTGCAGCAGTTGGCGTGCACTGTGGCGACGCAACCCAGAGGAGGGGCTGATGTAGCCCACGATCTTGTCGATGATGTTGGCCATCAATCACCCCGCAGCGTAGTGAAGCGGAAGCGACGAACCCCGCCACGCGGCGCCCCTTCGGGCTGAGAGAGTGCAGCCTGGATGCGCGCCTCTGCTTGAAACAGCTCCGACATATCGCGGAACTCAACGCGGCGACCGTTGACCATGACGGACTTCTCACCCGTGGCAATGGCTCGCCGTACATTCTCAAGATCGTCTTGCGTGTAGGCCATGGGCCTCTCCTAGATGGTTCTGTAACCCACGCAAGCTAATGCGCGGGCAGTCTCATTGCGACCCGGAGCGAGACTGTTTCACCTGCCCCGCCTGCTTCAGGATGCGATAGACCGATGCACGGCTGATATCCAGTCTTCGGGCCACCTCAGTGGCATTGCGACCATTGAACAGCGAAAGAACCTGCAGCGCCTGATCCCGGCGCGCTGATGCGGTCCGGGGTGAGATACGCTGCCGATCCCCTTTGAACTCGGTGCGAACCGCATTCTTGAGCGCGGCCAGCTTTGCCGACTGCACGCCATCCGCAAAGCCTGGTATCTCAAGCAGCAGGTAGTCAAAGATCCGGTCCACCAGGTCGAAATCGTCATCATTGGCTTGACTCATTGTTTTCAGCTTCTCGCGGTTCAACCCAGGCGCAGGCGCGACACAGCCGCGCGACGCTGTTGATAGATAGGGGCATCGACTTCCTGCACTCGCTCAGCAACCAATGGCTGCGCTGCGACAGAGGTTTCCTCCATCACCTTCGGGACACTAAAGAGGTCTTCTGCAGGCTGCACCAGTTGCTCCAACTGCAACCACTTGGATTCACTCCACTTGTGGATACCCTGGCACATGGCGGCATGCAGCGCATAGTTGCGAATATCGAGCTCCTCATTGCGAGGGCGACGCTTGACCCATTTGTAGGCATCCTGGCCCTTGATCTTGGTCAGCACTCGCTGCTCTGCCGTGAGCTGCTCATAGAACTCACGCGGGAGATCTGTGCTGAAGTGCACATAGCCCGGCCCCGGCTCTGCAATAGCCAATTGCCCCAGCAGCAGATCCTTCGCCTGGTCGACGCCCACCAGGTGGAGCTTGATGCCGCGCTGCACCTTCATGCCACGATGATTCACTTCCTGCAGACTGCTAGGCCCCACGATGGGTTTGTTGTCGTCACCCTTGATGGCGCGCAGGTTCGGGATGCGCCCCTGGTTGTTGCGCACCCAGTTGTAGACGGCATGCGTTTGGTCTGAAGAGTCAATGCTGGTTGCGCTGATGCCCAGGCTGGGCCCGTGGCCTGCTTGCTGGAACCGCTGCAACAGGAAGGCGGTGACCGGCTCCCAGTCCTCATCCACAGCCGGATTGCCGTCGATGCTGATCCGCGCGACTGGCCAACTCTCCATGCCGCGCCCCCAGGCCCAGATCGTGATCTGCCACCAGGTGCGCTGCACATCGACGCCAGCTGTGAGGTACAAAGCACCCTTGCATACCATGCCCAAGGGGTATGGCTCGGCACGCGCCTGCAAGGCGTGCTCGTCCGTTCGGTCGCCCTTGAGCTCCCAGGTCTCGCCCAAGGTTTCGTTGACGAACAGCTTCATGGGCTCCACGTCGCCGGCTTCGAGCTTCTTCAGTGCATTCTCGAATTCCTGCACGATGTCGGACCAGGCCCGTTGTGGGCTGTATCCCGTCCAGACATGCAGGCCCAGGGTCTTGGGCGGAAGGCAGGGGCGCAGATCCTTGTCGCGCCAGATACGGTCACGGCCGTAACGCTTGCCCGTGCGCTCGCACACCCAGGCACCATCCATAGGCACGCCACCGGCCAGATAGTCGGCTTGGGTGATGCTTTCCCGACAATGGGGGCACACATGGCGAACGCTGGCGGGGTTGCCCCGCTCCCACTGGAAGCCGTAACGCTTGTCCTTGCCACCCCACATCAACGGATGCTCAGCATCGCAATGCGGGCACTCGATGTGAAAGCGCACCAGGCCCTCAGCCTCTTCCACAGCATCCTCGATGTGGCACATGCCCTTGAGCAGCGGCGTGGAGCCGCAGACGAGCTTGGGATAGGCAGCCCCCTCCAGACGGCCACGCGCCAGGCCACGGGGAGGGCCGGCCTTCTCGATGCTTCGATCAAACTTGGAGATCTCATCCAGGATGACCACCGCCACGGTAATGCGTCGGTACGCCCGCGCCGCCTTGCCGCCCAGCAAATGCAGCACGCTGTCCCGAAACGGCTTGAACTTGATGGTCTCTTCGGAGGTGCCCTTGCCCCGCTTGCGCGCCTTGTTGATCGAAGTGACGCCGGTCAACGGGTCCAGCAGTGGATCGATTTCCGTCTTGACGTAGTTGTCCCGGTCGTCATCAGTGGGCTGCCACAGCGCCTGCTTGCGGCGCCTGTGGGCGATGTTGTAGCAGACGAAGGCTGTGATCATCTTCGTATACCCGACACGTTTGGCCTTGACCACATCGAGCTCAACAATGCGGTCATCGCTCATGAAATCCAGAATGCCCACCTGAAAGGCCCAGGCCTCCCAAGCGCCCTTTTGGTGACTGCTCTCGCCGGCGAGCTTGAACTCGGCTTGCGCCCAATCCCCCAGGCGCTGCGGCGGCTCAGCGCGCATGCTCTCCATGCCCAGGCGCACTGCAGCCTCAATGGCTTCGGCGGTTTCTGCGTGCAGCAGCTTTCCCATCGTGGTCAATCTCCGTCCCCCTCTTCGCTGATATCAGAATCCGGCGCTTGCCCTTCTTCTGCAAGCATCGCGTCCAGGCTTTCGGTCACCAGACTGGTGGTGCCACGGATCCATTCGTTGCGTGCGCCTGCGATCACCTTCAGCACAGCCGTCTTGGCCTCCTCGGGGAGATCCGGACAGGCCTTCGCAAGCATCGGCTCCAGCTGGTCGAAGCGGTCGACAACCGCGCTGGACACCATGCCGAGCACATCGGCCAGCAGGCCGACCGGCGCGTATTCCTTGCGAGCAACCGCGTTCTTGATGGACTGGCCTTCGCGCTGCTCACGGGCCAGGGCGGCGCGCTCCTGCGTCAGGTCCAGGCCGCCCAGCTCGGAACCCAGCCGGCCTGCGGCCTGGTCACGCAGCCGTTCGCAATAGGCGAGCAGCCATTCGTGACCGGTGTCTCCACGGGTCATTACGCTTTCAGACATCAGCTGGCTCACGCGCGCCTCGCTGATGCCGACCATTTCCGCGAAATCTGCTTGCGAAATAGGAGCATCAAGTCCAATGACTGCCTTCACTTAACCCCCCTAGCAACACTGCGAAACACTGGAAAGGCGCGGCTCGAATTACCCGCTCCTGAGGGACCCCAGGAGGACCCACGACCTGCCTCTTTTTTGAGCAATGCCTCTTTTTTGAGCACAACCGCCCTCATGCCGCCAGCCCTCCGATGTCGCGGCGACCGCTGTCCCAGGAGAACTTGAGGACGGCGCCGCCATCCTCGCGGAGGCGATCCACCACGCGCTCGCCCAGGTACTTGCTGCTCAGGTCCTCGACCGAGTGGTTGGTCAGCAGCAGCGAAGGCTTGCGCTGCTCGTAGCGATCATTGAGAACGTCGAACATCACATTGCGCTCAAACTCCGTACCCTGCTGCACACCGACCTCATCCACGATGAGCAGATCCGGGAATACCATCTGCGCCACCACATCGCTCTCGGTCACGCCCGAGTTGCGGGCCCAGCTGTCCTTGACCATGCGCACCATGCGCCCAGCGGAGGCAAACAGAACGCTGGCCTTGTGCTCGCGCATCACCTGCAGACCAATGCCAACGGCCAGGTGCGTCTTGCCCGTGCCGAAGTTGCCCATGAAGATCGCGCTGCGCCCTGTCTTGCGAACCCTGGCAAAGTCATCGGCGTAAGCCTGGGCGAAGTCCAACGCCATCTGCTGCCCCTCGCAGCTCACCACATACGAATCCAGCGTGCGATCACGAAAGCGCTCAGGGATGCCGGCGCGGCCCATCCTGGCCTCCCACTCCTGCACCCGCACCGCGCGGCGCTGCTGCTCATCACGCTGCCTCTCAGCCTCACGCTCCGCCGCCGCGCATGCTGGGCAACCCAGCCAGATGTCGCCCAGATGGCACAGCGACTGGAAGGGGCCGTGCCTCTCGCATTCAGCCTGCTTCACCAGTGGAGGACGATGCACACCCGACTGGATGGCAGAAGACAGCGAGCGGATACCGGGTTGGCGATTCATTTCATTCATCACAGCGCATGCACTCCTATGCCTTGGTGGAGGGTTTTGATGGGCGGCTCACTACGGCCAGGACGGGGCTTGATCGGGGCCGAGGCAGTCGCCAGCACCCGGTCAACGTAGGACGGCAGGTAAGCAATCGGCTCGCGGGCTTCGGCTCGAGCACGGGCCACAGCCACCCGCATCTGCCCCACCGTCACACGGCTGGTGCACCAGCTGTTGGCCAGCGGCCAGAACTTCTTGCGGTCATGGATGCTGGTGTGGTCGACCTGCACGCCAAACTCCTCAAACACCGCTGCCCATTCGGCTTCTCGTGCCGGCACCACGGCATCCGTGCGCGCCTTTTCTTCATCATCGATATGGTTCTGGTTCTGGTTCTGGTTGGTGGTACGGGCGTTCAACGTCCGTTCAACGTCCGTTGCACCGGGTTCACCATCACCACCATGGCCAGGTTGACCACCAGCAGCACCACCGGCCAAGGGAGGCGCAGGCTTCTTACCGCCCTTGCGTTTAGCCGCAGACGCTTTACCGGCAAGCGATTGCTGCTCCTGTTTTTTCAGGTACGCGGCCAACTCGATATCACAGCGCTCGTTATGCCAGCCGTCATCCTGCAGCGTGAAGAACTCCTCCAGCAGCCCTTGCAGCACAGTACGCAGCTCGTCGGTCGTAGCCAACACGCGGCGCGCCAGCTTGTCAAAGTCCGGGTTCAACGGCTGCTCGGTGTCGTAATACAAATCCAGCAGTTCCCGGTACAACGCCCGTTCAACGAACGTTAAATGCCGGGTCGCATTGTTGAAGTCACCAATATGGTGGGGGTAGTGATTCATTGCCCTAGGCCTTACTGATATCAGGCAATGGATTGCTGCTGCGCCTTGCACTTCACAGGCACCACGTCACGCTGGCGGGGCGACACGCTGCAGCGGCGGGCCGTGCCCAGCTCAAAACGGCCTGCCGCCAGCAAGGCATTCACCGTGCTGGCCACGCTGCACAGCTCCAGCCACTCGCCGGTGTGCTCGTTGTGATAGTCCCGCAGCTCGCGGCGGCTCATGTCGCGCACGCCGTGCTGGTGGGCATGGCGCAGCGAGTCATACAGACGCTCGCTCAAGCGACGGCGCGTCTCATTGCCCAAGGCGGCAAAGGCTTCGGCGCTGGTATCGCGCCCGGTCATGTTGGTGCTGTGCTGTTGCATAGTCCTCTCCTGCTATTGAAATGAGGGCAGCTCAGCGCAGCCCTGCTGCCTCCAGGGCCTCATACGTCCGATATCGAATCCGGCGGTCCAGCAGCTCCTGCACATTCAGGGACTGCACCAACCGCTGCATGCTCAACCGGGGCTTGTAGTTGCCACGACGAACGAAAAGCATCACTGGGCGCACATCGACGCCAGTGCGGCCCACCACGGCCCAGATGCCCGGGGCCAGGTGGCCCGTGCGCTGGTCCAACTCACCCTTGGCCGTCATGCGTGGTGCGCCACGGTGCTTGCCATAGCTCACGAAATAACGCCGGCCCAGGTATGGCCCGCCCGTCTTCAGCTTTGCACCGCCGCGCTTGTGGATCACGGCCTTGCGCCGGTCGGTCATGTTGGCGCGGTAGCCCGCATCGCCAAACGCCTGCAGATACGACAGCACCTGCACCACAAACCCGGCCTTCAGATTGCCGTGGCCGTCCTCACTGCCGGGGAATGGGTTCGCGGGTATCACCACCTGAAACCCGGCAGGCAACACGCCAATGCGGCGCAAGCGCACCTCGCTACGCTTGTCAGCGCGGCGCCCGCCAAACTCCTGGGCCTGCAGCACATGCTGCGGGTCCACGCCCGTCTTGCCGCCAATCGTGGGCAAGCGGTCTGCACGCCCCGCCGTGGGCGCCACCACCGCCATCAGCTTGTCGCGCGTGGCCTTGGCTACCTTGGGGCTGTTGGCAATAAAGTTGGTGGGCCGGTCAAACACCGTGCGCAGCTCCTGGCGCATGGCAGCCTGGGCAGTAAATGCCACGTCGTTCAGCGCCTTGGCTGTCGCGGTGCGAACACCGCCTGCAGACAGCTGCCGCAAGCCGCCCTGCACCTGGCGCAGCCCATCCACCTTGATCTTCAAGCTCATATCAGCCATGGCGCGCACCCCCATCGATCACAGGGGCCGCACGGCGCAGCGCACGCATGCTGGCCTGGCAGTCGGCAATCGCCTCCTGCAGCCCAATAGCGTGAAAGCTCGCGCGGTTCTCCTCGGCCTGGCTCACCGCCTCCAAAGGCCCGGCACCCTCGGCCGCAGCACGGTGAATGGGCTCGGCCATAGCCTGCAGATACTGGGCAAAGGCCATGGCCAGGGCGGTCAGGGCTTCAGAAGGCGGCAACACATCCAGGCGGCGCACCAGCGGCTGGCACACCTGTCCCAAAAAGCCGGCCTCAGCCTCCAGCAGCACCGTGCTGCCCGTGACCCGCTGCATCAGCAGGGCCTCGCGTAGCGTCAGGTGGTGGGTGAAGTTGGTCGGGTTCAGCTTGTGCGTCAGCGTGCCCTTGGCCATCTGCAAGGCTTCAGCCACTGCGGCCACTCCGCCAGGGAAGCCATGCACCATCTGGTGCGCCACCAGCAGCACATCGTCCACAGAGCGCTTGTCGGCCTGCACCTCATCGGCGACATAGACCCCGTAGCCCGAGATGGAGACACTCAATCCCATGTCCATACCTCACACCCCCTCACAAACAGAACAGGCCTCGCTGCAGGCCCAGGTGGATGCCATCACCCTGCTGTTGCAGCAGATGGTGCTGGTGCTCGAATGCGAGCCGCGATTCACTGCAGACAGGCTGTCGCGCTGGGTAGACACCTGCACCAGGCGCACACAGGCCACCAGCAGCGCAAACCCGGCCACCCTGCAGGCCCTGGCGGCACTGTGCAGCCAGGTGCTGGCATAAGCCATGACGAACAAACCAGCCCACGCCGCACCCTTGGCTACCATGACGGCAACCGCACCGATATCAGAGACACCCAAGAGAAAGAGCAGCGCCATGCAAGACACCAAACCCGCCACGACCGAAGAACGCATGGACGCCGTCGAGACCATGCTGGGCCACTTGATATTTCTGCTGGAGGCTGAGCCGAACTTCACTGCTGAGGCCCTTGCGCGGTGGATTGCGAAGTGCCGCCAGGCTGAGCGCGACAAGGGCATTGCAGACCCTCGCCAGCAGCTGGTGTTTGCGCGGCTGTGCCAAAAGCTCGGTCTTGATGGGGCAGACGCGCCCCAGGAAACAGATCCAGCAGCGCAGCAAGCCGCGCAGACTGGGTCGGGGACAGCTCAACACAAGCCTGCTGCAAGCTGAGCAACCATGTCAGCTCTGCATCCAGCATCAGGATGGCTGTGTAAACGCAGCGAACGGGAAGGCCGAACTGTGCGGCAACGCCGTACGCGTTGCGACCATTCCAGGCCCGTTTGATATCAGCTGCAACTGAGTCAATCACAGCAAGCTTGCGACGGCGTCGTGTTGGGTAATCAGCCATGCGCCGACTCCTGAGGAAGTTGTGCATCAGCAGCTTTTTCATCAGCGATACGGGACAAAACACCACGCACACGATCAGCGGTTGCCTGCGGCAATTCCTCTGGCCACAGATAGACAGCCTGAATTGATCGGTAGCCCATGGCTGCAGCCGCCTTCTTTGGCGTGCCACCCAACAACTCAATCGCGTGCGTTTTCTTCATTTCTTCATTGTAAACATGTTTACAGAAAAAGAAGAAAACAGATTTACACAACAGGACGTATTGTTAAAACATGCTCTACGGTGAAAGACTCCAACTTGCGATGGACAAGCGCGGCGAGGCGATTGGCCGCGTGATCGAACGCAAGGATGTGGCCAATGTCGCAAAAAGGTCTGTTCAGAACATAGGCATGATCATCACCAATGCCAAGGGTCGCGACCAAAAGCTTTCAACTGAAGCGCATGAAGCTGTGGCCGCCTTCCTCAAGGTCAATTCACGGTGGCTACTGACAGGCGAAGGGCCAATGGAGGTAAGCGTACAAGTCAACGCTCCTACTGAGCTCACACCAGCAGCGGTTGAACTGGCCGTGCTGTTTGACATGATTCCCCAAGCTGACAAACTCAGCCGCGCAAAAGCATTCAATGCAGCCAGCACAGCAGTCATGCAAGTGCTTCAAGACGCTGCCGCCAAGAAATAAGCAGGTCTTCATCTGGGAAGACCAAGACGCGCACACCCTCCTTTGTGCACGCCTCAACTGATAAAACCACATCTGCATCACACTCGTCGCACCCGCGAATGCGCACCAGTACGCCTTCATGGCTTTGGCGTTTTGGCACTGTGTTTTTATACATGCTTTCATCTTAAGCGCTACAACTCTTGGTGAGCAAGCACTTCAATTTTCATCACATTTGATTTATTTGTAGATGAATTTACAAAAAAATTCGCCTTCTTTTGTAAATCTGTTTACACTGCCATCAGCGCAAAGCAAACTTGTTTACCGACAAACACTTTGTGCAGGGCACCTTGGCATCGACCAGGCACAGCCCGGTCTTTAAAAGTCAATTGCCCACGTTGTTCACTCCACCAGTGCGGAGTGTCCCCGGGCCAATAGCACCAGCGGGCATGGCCGCTGCTCTGCGCGGCACCCCTGCCGTAACCAGCCGTCAAAGAACGTAAACGGTAAAAAGGGTGAGGCGAAGGCGGCCAAGAGCAAGAACGGTCATGCCGGTTGGAATCCCGGCAACGGTCACCCGTGCGCTACCGGGTAAACCAAAGCGACCTGTTGCAGAGTGCTTTTCTTTGTTAACTAGTCTTTAAATACAGCCTCTGCCATGCTTGACCCCAACCCCTTTGCCTCCAGCAAAGTCCGAGCGACCTTCATGCATGCCACTCGCTCGGAATCGGTGAGCATCCTTGCCTGAGCAAGCAATGTCATACCCCCGTTGTAGCCATCGCGTGTAGCTTGAATGATGGATTTAAAGCCATCTTCATCTAGCTGTGCATAACCTACCGATAGCAGTGCATCGTTAACCTGCGGACGCATTGTGGCTTTGAACTGACCAAGTTCTTGGCGCAAAAATCCAACCAAGCAAAGAACCATCAGATGCTGATCAGCCCACTGCACGTACCACGGTATTGCGTCATCTCTGTGTGCTAGAACAAGATTCCACAAAGCGACACGATCAAGAAGTTCGCCGCTATGCAAATCAATTGCAGATGCGATATCCGCAAAAGTGAAAGCCTCCTCCACCTCACCAGGCCACACCACCCCAGACATCGCCCGCCGATCAGTAGCCCATGCCCTAGGTGTGAAATCGACCACGCGCATGGGCGTACCACGGCGGTTAACCGTCAGCCTAAATCGTGCAGCAGATGGGGCCGCTTGCCATTGCGTTTGTTTAGGCGCATCCGGCACCTCATCGCGAAATGACTGCATCGGTTCTGGCAACCCACACCATTCCCACAAACCTCGCACCTTGATGTCACGACCTGCTCTGATGTCATGAACACCGAGCATCTGCGAGAACTTAAACAATCGAAGTTCGCCAATCAGGTAGTCCCAGGCCCGTACACCCTCCTCGGTGGCATACATTCGAATCGGAAAAATGTCCCGCCTCGTGTCCGCACCGAAGTCTTCGCGATAGTGAATTTTGAAAAGTGGAAAAGACCCAGTCGGCGGCTCTCTCTTCATCGAAGCCACCTCAACCACAGGCTCACTTTTATTGCTCTTTCTGAACCAATCAAAGAACCCCATGCCCCCTCCGTTGACTGGAAATAAAACCGCACCTCCAAGAACAAATAGTCGAATCAAAGCAACTTTGAGCGAGGTGCAGTGGTTAGTACGGCTTTAGTTCAACCCATCTTTCGCACACAGGGATTCAGCTGCCTCACCGATTGAAAGCACCAGATACTGCAGTGGCTCACCCTGATTTTTGATGGCGAATCCAATGAAGCGCTCAAAGCCGGAGTAAGCACCGTATCCATTTTTTGCATTGACCTGGCCACACATCTTCCACAAACCAACCTCAGAAGGCTTGTATCGGATGTTCTTGAATTTGGCGCTGTCTGCGTCTTTCAATGAATCCTCGAGAGCTGCGCGAAGCAGCCTCTCATTTAGTTTCGGTGCTGGCTGTGCAGCAACAGCCCCACACGCTAACAACATCAAGATTGAAATGAAAGTCTTCATAGTTACCCTCTTATAGATGTAACAGCATGATGCCATGACGATATAAATCGTCAGAAATTCGAAGTCTTGCGAAGTAAATTCATTAAGCCCGCGCCCTGCGGGCTTTTTTATGGCGAATCTGGAGCGCCTTTTCTCCAGTCAACAAGGAAACCTCAATGTCCATCAACCAACCCACCTTCAAGTTCAACTTGAAGCAAAACGTGCAGATCACCATCAGCGGCGAGCAAGGCCAAGTGCGTGCTCGCGGCGACGGCGTAGAGCGCACCAATCAATACCTCGTGCACTACAAGAGCGCGCAAGGCATGGCAACCGAAGCATGGTGGAACGAAGACCAGATTGAAGCCGTCTGATCTGCTCGACCAACGGGCCCGCGCAATGCGGGCCTTGTCTTTAGAACCATCTAGCGTGACCACTCAAGCAGGTCTGCCGCCGCAGAAATGGGTCTGAGGCGTCAGCTATCAGGAACTTCAGCGCAGGGGTCGCACTCTACGTTGATGGCGACAGTGGTCACACCAGATGGTTTCAGTTTCGCCGGGCCTGGGAGCTCTCCTCCCTCCCTCCTAACCACTTCCCCAGGCATGCCCACCAGGGCACCGGCACTTTTCATAAGCCCGCCAGCAACCGCTGAGCGGGCTTTTTCATGGAGCCAATGACCATGGCAACACCCGCCACCACCGAGCGAAAAGCCCCCACCCGCCGCCGCGCCCCCAAGGCCGAGCACCTGAGCATGGCTCACCCCGATCTGCCACATACGGAACACCCGCATTTCTGGGTTGCCACCTATCTCGCTGATCTGGCTGAGCAAGTCGCACTTGAGCACCTCCGGCGAAAGATCCGTCCAAAGGTAGACAAGTTGACCTTCGATGCACTCTGGACCTCGGACACGTTCTACTTCGTCAGGATTAGTCAATCCGCTGAATTTGTGCGTAAGGAAGGGCTGCTGCTCTATGCATGGCCCGGAACCAAGCTGTTCACCAACCCCGAAGCCCGCCACTGAGCGGGCTTTTCTTTTGCCCTCAACCGGAGAACCCCATGCAAGCAGCACGCCACACCTTGCCCAGCGTCCCGATCACCAGCGCGGCATTTCAGTACAGCAACTCGGCCAGCACCAACATTGCCGAGACATTCGCCAAGGCCCGCGAGCGCATTGCAGCCGAGCAAGCTGCCCAGGCCAAGAAGCCGCGCCGCCGCACCCAGCACGGCCCGGCACTGATGACCATCAAACGCGTGCGCGCCGGCACCACCAATCACCTGACCCTGCCACTTTTCTAGGAGCCGCCCCCATGCGCGTTTTTGTCCTGACATGCGGCTGCGTCTCCATCCAACACATTGCCCGCAGCACTGCCGAAGCGTTTGACCATGGCTTTGTCGAGCTGGGCCACCTGGGTTTGGGGATCTCCTGCCGATGCATCCGATAGACACCGTGCTGCACGAGCTGCAGCGCCGCGACCGACAGCGCAGCCGCCTGCTGCGACTCATGCAGAGCCAGGCGGCAACCGCCGCCCAGCCTGCCAACTCTCTCAACACCTATTTTCAAACCGAGCTGCAGCAAGCGCTGCGCGCCATGAACAGGACCAGCAATGCTTCCCATCCATTTTCCCGAGGACTTCACCGAGCAAACAGCCGCCCATATCGTGCTGGACCTTGAAACACTCAGCACCGCACCTAATGCCGTGGTGACGAGCATTGGAGCTGTGGCACTCAACAAATACGGCCAACCCATTGCCGATGGCGAGCTACATATGGCGCTGAAGTTGAATCATCAGATCACCACGCGCCATACAGACATCAACACTATCAAATGGTGGGAGCAGCAAAGCCAGGAGGCGCAAGCCGGCTCATACGCAGCACTGGAGCATTTGCGCTGGCACGTTGAAACCGCCTTGCAAGCCTTCTCAAACTGGATCCATCTGCGCACTGATATGAAGCACGTGCGCGTCTGGGGAAACGGTTGCAGCTTCGACAACGTCATCCTGGCCAGCCTTTACCGCGACTGGCATATCACCGCGCCCTGGAAGTTCTGGAATGACCGTGACATGCGCACCGTGACCGGCCTAATCCCATCGGTGAAGACCTTGCCATTCATGGGCATCAAGCACCACGCCCTTGACGATGCACGACATGAAGCCAACCAGCTCAGTCAAGCCATCCAGCGGTTGAGCAGCCTGCTCACCACCTCCAGCGCAGCCACCCAAGCCACCACTGCATAAAGGAAGACCACCATGCCCACCCGTTCTATCGTGATCTTCGGCCCTCGCGGCTGCGGTAAGGCCAACCAGGCAGCGCGCCTGCAGAAGCATTTCGGCCTCAGCAAAGTCTATGACACCGACTGCGAAGGCCTGACCAGCGCCCGCCAGCTGCCGCGCCATGACACCCTGATCCTGGCCAACACCCAGCCGCAGCGCTGCCCCGTGCGCAGCATGAGCTTTGAGCAGGCTGTGCGCCAGATGGCCCAGGCACCCAATCAAGCCCATGGCTGAATCCTTCAAGTCCACCTGGGCCGGTGGCGAGGTGCTGATCCCCAAGGCCCAGGTGGAGGCCGAAGCCCGCGAGGCCTTCGACGCAGGCCGCACGGCCAACGAGGCCTGCCCCTACCCCTTCCACACCGACGCCGCCCTGCACTGGCTGGCGACCTTCAACCTCTGCATGCCCCTGTCGTCCAACAGGCAGCCACTACCCAATGACCACCTCCCACATTCCTAAAGGCGGCTTGTGCACCACCTGCGCCAATGGTTCCAAAGCCTGCGCGGATCTGCAGTTTGCGAGCATGCCGCCAATCCAACGCTACCCCGACGGCATCACCGCCGTGAAGTGCACCGCCCACAGCGCGCCAGCTGCGGCACCGCCGCTCTGCATCAGCTGCGGCGCACGAAACCACCCGCTGCCCGATGGCAGCCTGCCCTGCGGTCACTAATCGCACAAACCATTCATAGATAACGATGGACTGAGCCAATCGCTCATATCAATGAATATCCGCCCGCCACCGCGCGGGCTTTGTCATTTCTGGAGCCCCATGCTTACCCCTCAATTTGTGCTGGCACTGTCTGCCAAGCTGGTAATTGACTTGTTTGCCGGTGGCGGCGGTGCCAGCACAGGCATTGAGCAAGCCATCGGCCGCCCGGTTGACATTGCGATCAACCATGACGCCGACGCCATCGGCATGCATGAAGCCAACCACCCCCAGACGCGCCACTACCGCGCCGACATCTGGGAGGTCTGCCCTCGCCAAGCCACGGGCGGGCAGCCGGTGGGGCTGCTGCATGCTTCCCCGGACTGCACCCACCACAGCCAGGCGCTGGGCGGCCAGCCGCGCAGCAAAGAAATTCGCTCTCTGGCTTGGGTCGTGCCGCGCTGGGGCGGCATTGCAAAGCCTGATGTCATCACCCTGGAGAACGTGGAGCAGATGCTGCTCTGGTGCAGGCTGATTGCCAAGCGCTGCCCCGATACTGGCCGCGTCGTCACGCTGGACAAGATCAAGGACGCCAAGGGCAAGACCACATACCGCGTTGCAGACCCTGGCGAGCGCGTGCCGCGCCATAACCAGTATCTGGTGCCAGACAAGAAGCAACTGGGCAAGACCTGGAATCGCTTTGTCCAGACGCTGCGCAATCAGGGCTATGTGGTGCAGTGGCGCGTGCTCTGCAATGCTGATGTCGGCTGCAAGAGCACCAGAACCCGGCTCTATATGATTGCCCGCCGCGACGGGCTCCCCATCGTCTGGCCCGAGAAGACCCACGCCAAGAAGCCAGTAGGCAATCTCAAGCCGCACAAATGGTCAGCCGAGTGCATCGACTGGAGCATTCCCGGCACCAGCATATTCGGACGTAAGAAGGATCTGGCCGAGGCCACGATGCGCCGCATTGCCCATGGCATGCAGAAGTATGTGATTGGCAGCAAAGATCCATTCATTGCCCCAGCTGCAGCACACGCCGCCTTCATCACCAAGTTCGCAACGGCTTCCGCCTACCTTGTGCAGGCAGGCCATGGACAAGGCACAGGCGCCTCAAAACGCAGGAGCCACGGCGTCAACGACATCAGGGGCCCCATCGGCACCATTACCGCCAGCGGTGGCGGGCAGAGCCTTGCCACGGCCTTCATGGTGCAGGCCAACGGCGGATTCAACACCACGCCGGCAAGGGATCTGCGCGAGGGCATGTCCACGGTCACGACCAGCGGCAGCCAGCAGCAGCTGATTACGGCCAAGCTGGAGCAGCAGAGCCTGAGCCCAGAGCATGAAGCCGGCGCCCTGCGCTGTGCTGCATTCCTCATGCGGTACCACGGCAGCGGCGGCCAATGGTCTGATCTGCGCGAGCCGGTAACAACCATCACCACACGCGACCGCCTGGCACTGGTGACGGTCTGGCTCAAGGGTGAGCCCTGGGTGATCGTAGACATCACGCTGCGCATGCTGGTGCCGCGCGAGCTCTACAACGCTCAGGACTTCCCGCCAAACTACATCATCGACCGCACGGCCGCAGGCAAGCCCCTGACGAAAACGGCACAGGTGCGAATGGCCGGCAACAGTGTCAGCCCCCTACCCATGCGGTTGATCGTCGCCGCGAACTACAGCGAAGTAGGCCAGCTCCGAAAGGCAGCCTGACCATCACCACCCGGCCCGCAAAAGCGGGCTTTTCTCATTCTTGTACGGAGCACCATCATGAGCAGCACCACCAAGCTACTGCCCTGCCCGTTCTGCAGCAACGCAGACATATCCATCAAAAACGAGAACCCCAATGACAATAGCGGGGGATATTTCATTGAATGCCCTGGCTGTGGCGCCAGCACAAGCCTGCGATTCGCATGCGGCGACGACCCCACCCATCTGCTGGCCGAGCAATGGAACCGCCGAACAGCCTCGCACTGCCTGCACCAGATTCAGGAGCCAGCGGCCAAACTGGCCGCGCAGCCAGAAGATATCCGCGACAAGGTGACTCTGGCGCTTGGACTTTCCTTGTCACCCAAGGGAGCACCGAACTTCGCATGGTCTTACCTACTGGATGCAATCCGCGAACTGGTGAAGTGCGAAGAGGAATTGACCTTGCTCAAGGCTGGAATGGAAAAATCAAAGACAGCTCCCACAGACGCGCGGGATACAGAGTCTGACTATCAGCGCGGTTACCGCCATGGCTACAACCGACGGGATGCAGAAGTGCAAGGGGCTCTGCTGTGATCTCTCAAATCTTCATCGCACTGTTTCCAGTGTTCATGTACCAAGCCAAGGAAGGAGCGCAGCAGGGATGAGCCGCAAACGAGACATACGCCGCGCGCGCCGTGAGCGCGATCAAGAGAAACGCAACCCCGAGCCCCGCCACTGAGCGGGGTTCTTTTTTGGTGTGACGCCGGCATGCACTTATCACGCTCTTTGCAGCCCGAAATCACTGTATATATAATCAGTATCGATTGAAAGGAATCAACCGTGAGCGAAGCACAGCACACTACAGCACTGGCGAACCTACGCCATCTGTATCGAAACCTTGCTACTGGTGGAGTTCGAGACGCTGAGGCAGCCAAGCGCATTGCAGAGGGTCTGCTTGCACCTGCAATTTCAGCTCTAGAAAGTGGGCAAACACCTCAGCGCTCGCCACTCACACTTGAGCAGATAAGCAAGGCTCTTGGGGGTGATGTGCAAGAAGGGTCGTTTCCTCTCGCATGCACTCGACTGATAGAGAGAGCTCACGGAATTGTTGAATCGGGCACGGACGACAGCACCGAAGGATCTGCAACGAGGAGCAAACCTAGTCTGAATGGGCTGGGCATTCCTCCCGCTGAACTTCATGACTTGGTTACCGCACTCCGCTTGGGTGACGCAACTGCATTGAAAGCAGCGGAAGTGATTGAAAAGCTCAGTCAGATCTCGACGCCCAGACTGCGCCGCATCCCGGTGCTCGGAGAGATCGAAGACGAGGCGGTATTCATCAAGCCACTTGATACGCCACCTGGCACAACATGGGCCGAATAGCAGCCCTTCCCACAAACACCAAGCCCCGCCTAGTGCGGGGCTTTTTCGTTAATGGAGCTTTTATGACCGGATTTCTCACGAAAGAAGAACGGCGCGAGCTGACCGGCTATCGCAACCAGAGCCCGCAAATCGCCTGGCTCAAATCCAAAGGCCTGCCATTTCAGATTGATGAAGATCGATTGATTGTGATGCGCAGCCATGTGCAGCAATGGATCGAGGGCAAGCCCCTCGTGAAGTCCAAAGGCGTGAATTTTTCAGCAGTGAAGTAGGGAACAGCCAATGCCCAAAAAAACAAAATATCCGCGACTCACCGCCCTGTCGCGCAGAAACAAGAATGGCAAAGTTCGCGTCTATTACTACTACTACCGCCGCGATCTTGGGCACAAAGACATCCCCTTGGGCAAAGACTTTGACACTGCCGTCAAAAAATGGGAGGAGCTGTCAGAAACCGGAACCATGCGCTCCGGCACTATTGGTGAGGCCTTGGATCGGTGGGAAGAAAAGGAGCTCATCAAGTACGAAAGTACGGAGACCAAGAACGGCTACATCAAGCATTTGCAGAAGCTCAAACCAGTGTTTGCCAATGCCACCTGGGATGACGTTGACCTTCCCACCTTGCGCCAGTATTTAGATCTGCGCACCGGCAAGACCCAAGGAAACCGGGAAATGTCGTTGCTCTCGATCATCTGGCACAAAGCATTGGTTTGGGGGATGACGAAAAAACCATGGCCCGCCCAAGGCGTGAAGAACTGGAAAAACGCGGAGCAGGCACGCGAGTTCGAGGTGACTGCCGAGCTATTTGCCGCAGTCTACGCCCAAGGCGATCAGGTCTTGCGCGATGGCATGGACATCGCAACAGCGACTGCCATGCGCCTCAAAGACGTGGCAGACGTGGACCTGCCCGTCAACGGCAGACTCAAGCGCCTGGCCAACAAAACCAAGCGACTCAAGGGCGCAATTGAATTCATCGTTGCTGATTCGCCGGTACTGACCCGAATCCTTGAGCGGCGATTAAGCATAGAAACAGACTGCACCAAGCTGCTATGCACGCCTGACGGCAAAGCCGTCTCACAGCGCATGCTGTCCGACCGCTGGACTGATGCCCGCGATGCAGCTGCATACCGCGCCGAAGTCATGGGCAACAAAGAGCTCGGAGCAACCATTCGGGCCATGTACTTGCGTGATATGCGCAGCTTTGCCGCCGACCTTGCTGAAGATCTTGACGCCGCCTCCAAACTGCTCGATCACAACAGCAAAGTCACGACACGCAAGCACTACCGCACGAAGGCGCAACTGCTTAAAACTACCCGCTAA